TTTCGTTATCCATAGCCTTTTTAAACTTAGCTACTGCATTATCTCTGTCGGTTCTTTTTGCTAGTTCGTAAATCATTGTATAAACTGTTACACCACTCTACTACTTTTAAACAAGTGGTTTTATTAAACATTCCTATATGCGTGTACTTATCTGGCAACTCTAAATAATCAGATAAATCCTCATAAAGCTTTGTTCTACCTATTAACTTTTCTTTCCACAACCTATCAAAATAACTATGAGCCTTTATTTTAGCTTGTCTTAATTCTTTATTAGCTAACCTACCTAATGTTGAACCGTCGTCGTGTGTACCTACATAAGAATTACATTTCATATAATTTCTACACCTTATCATTTTTCTACCTTTATACTCCCTACCGTATACATCAGTTTCAGAAACTACCTCTGTAGTTGATTTACAGTAAGGGCATACTTTAACACAAAGAACATCTATATGGTATTGAGATAGTTCCATTAAAAAGAAATTGCTAAACTTGATTTCTTAGGTGTAGTTGATACCTTTGGAACTACATTACCGTAAGTATCGAAAACTTCTTGTTTTTGAGCTAATTTAAGTAAATTAACTCTATCATCCAAATCAGATTTTAAAACATTATAAACTTCATCTTCTTTGTAGTTTATTGTGTCACCACCACTACGATATGTACCAGTTAAACCAAAAGCTTCAAACTTTTCTTGTGGTAAACTTGATTTCAAAGTTGTTTCTATAATAGAAATAGCTTCTCTATATCTTAAAGCTTGGGAGTATATCTCTTGAATATTATATTCCCCATCTTCAATCAATTTAATAGAAAAATCTTTTGCGCTTTTCGTAATTTCTTTTTTTGTCGGTAGAAAATTTGATGTAGCTACTTCTTTTTCACGCATCATCATAAATAAATCTTTACTCATTTTTTAAACTGTTTTAGGTGTTAATTTTATTTTCATTTCGTCTTTTACTTTTACTGTAGCCGTTTGCTCATTTTTACTAAATGATGTATAAGTTTTTTGTAATTCATCAAGAGTTTTACATGACTCTAATTCTTTGTTAGAAAAACCGTAATATATTTCAGAAAACAAACCACTTACTAATTCTTTTTCTGATTTCTAACATCTTCAAAATATCTTACATCATCAAATTTACCTAAGAATATATCAGCATTAAAACCAAGTTTAGACAACGCTTTAGTTAGTGTGTCTGTTTCTAGTTTTTTAGCGAAATTATCATCTATTTTAGTCATTGCATTATCTCTATATAACTGAATAGAATTAATAGTTTCAAATTCTCCATTAGGGTAATAGAAAGTAGCTTTAAATGTAACTAATCCCTTATCCATTAATGTATAATCTATGTTCATATTTTTAAAACCCCAAGTACTACCGTAAATACCAAATTGTTCAGTAGCATTCATTATTTGAAATTGAGGTCCTATAGATGTTATTTGATTACCTTTTACATTTGCTTTTTTAGTATATTTAGGATTAGTCTTTTCGACTTTATTCCATAACTCTAAATTGTTTACTGACATTGTTTATAGTTTTAAGTTTTTAATTTCTTTACGTGTTTTTATTTCTACTTCTATTATTTTAGCTATTAAAGCTAATGCTACTACTACTAATATTGATAAAATTACTATCATTATCTTTCTTGTGTTTTTACAAATATTTCATTTGTAATTGGGTTAATATTTTGTATTCTGTTATTATGCCAATCTATAAAGTTTGTTACCACACATTAAAACGATGATAGTAACATTATATATAATTAATAAAAACACTATCCTAAAGCCCAATTTAAATGCTCTTTGATATTTTGCCAGTAATTTTCATTTAAGGCATAATCAGCCTGCCCAATCATTCTACCATAAGAGATAATTTTAAACCAACATCTATCTTTTGTGGTTTCTTCAAACTTTATTCCATCAAATTCAACGTGTGGGAACTCGGCATTTAAAAATTCAGTTATTTTCTTTTTACTTGGTTTTCTCATAATTCAAAATTTTGTGTCTATTTAATCGTGTTTTTACTAATCATATATTTTAACGTTAGAGCGTCTTTGTTCTTTCGTTTTGGTTTAGCTGTTAATCTTGCTTGTATCATTAAAAAATATTTGGAATTGAACCATCCGAACTTAAAATATCAACTCTAACCCCTCTACCAGATAAAACATCGTTCATATACTTTTCAGGATTGGATATTATATCATTAATTTTAGATAATGCAGTTTTAGACGCTACTCTTAATTTTCCCCTTAATATTTCATCTCCTTTATTAAGTAGCTCATTAAGTTCCATAGAACAATCACCCCATCTAGCAATTAAATATTGATTTTGATTCCATGAATAGCCTTTTTTTCTATCATCTTCATTTTCATATTTTTTACCTATAAGCATTGGGTCTGGGTCTGCATCATCGTACCAAATATAAAAACTTTCAAACATTTCATTTTCTTTAGCGTACTTATAAACTTTCAATACTTCTAATGGAATTGTTGATTTCTTATAACTTTCAATTGATACTTCTACTGGGCATATTGACTTTAGTTTTATATCCATTCCTTTATTTATGTATGGATAAACAACTGGTGTTTTTTCTTTATTATCAATATTTTCAATAGTCATTAAACCTAATTCAATAGCTAATTTATTATATTCACTTAATTCATTTTCGTTAATTATTAAGTTTTCATTTTCTTTTTCTCTGTAAATTTTTACTTCCATAGTTTTTAATTTTAAAATTGAACATCTAAATTCAATGCGTTTTTAGTTAATAATTGCTGTTCTTTTTTCCACTCTTTTAACTTCCATTTAAAAGTAAATTCGTGCAACTTCTTTTCTATTCTTGTCGGTATTCCTTTACCCTTAAACCATTTTACATTAATAGTATTAAGGCTGTAATTCTTTAATCCGTTTTTAGATTCCCATGTGAATTTTTTATGTACCGATATTCTAAAAGCGTCTTTATCATTTATACACTCATATAAATTATAAGTACATTCACTATAATTAGGTGTGTTATTTAGTTTCATATTTTTTTAATTGTTTATATACTATTTTAATAAATACTAAACCTAGTATAACAGTTAGTAATATTTGATTTTGTACTTCAATGCTATTTTCCATCTTTCGCTAGTTTTTGGTAGTAATTACTTTTTTCTTCAATTGTATCACCTATTTCAGGTCTTTCACTTTCTTTAGATAATCTGTCTCCAAATTCTTCTTTAAATACTTTAAATAACTTGTTTAACTCATCCATAACCTATATTTTAATAATGAGTACTATATAATGCGCCTGATTCTCCAAAAGTATTATAATCTTCAATATCTTGTTGAGCTTGTTTTTCAGCATCTTCATTTTCACTTTCTAAAAACTTAAGTTCTTTTAATATCTTATTATTAAGTGTTTTTAGTTGACTACTTGTTGGTTCGTATTGAATTTTACTATCTCCGAAAACCTGAACAAAAAGCTGGTAATTATCAGTTTCGTTAATACTCATGTTTATCTCGTAATCACCCCATTCAGCATCCATTCCAACATTGTAAATATCGCTATTGTCGTAATCTAGTTTTAACAAACCTAATAACTTATTAAATAATTCATCAGGCATAGTGTTTTTTGTGTTTTTCATGTGTTTTAATTTTGTTACTTTGTTTAACAAAGATAGTTAATTATATTAGTTATGCAAGTTTATTTTTTAATTTTAACATTTATTCTAAAATACTTTGAATTAATTTATCCGAATCTTTAATTAAAGGGTAGTTTAATGCTGTTTTTGATCCATGTATTAACTTTAACGCATTACTTAATTCATTTGTAACCTTATGCAACATTTCTAATAATTCAGGTGCTGATTGTATTAACTTAGCGTTGGCTTCTAAAAAGACCGATTCTGAATTTTCAGAATCATATATTTCAATATATAAATCAGGCTCTACTTTTATATTAAAATATAAAGACTTATCTAATTCTGATTTACACTTACCTTTAGTTCCTTTAAATTTTTTCATTTGTTTATTGTTTTTTAATTCAATAGCTTCATTTCTACGGTGTAAAGTTAATATAATTATTTGGAATAAAAAAATACATTTTATTTGTTTATGTTGTTTTTTTGATGTAATTTAGCGGTGTTGATAGCGTATTTGTGTGAAAAAATCGTTTTAATGTTTTTTTTGTAAGGTGTTGTGAACTGGCGCGAAAATAAATAAACTTATTTTGTAAATACAAAATAAATACTATCTTTGATTATATAAACTTAAAAACAGATAAAAATGGAAAACTTAAAGACACTTAAAGCTATGTTACTTTTAGCGTAAACATTAAACTACTCTATAACATATAAAGAGCAGTTAATATTAGAATTACATTATATGATTGAAAACGAACAAAAAAAGTAATATGGCGACCAAAAAACGAACAGTAACAAGTACAGATGAACAATGGGAAAAGCTAAGATCTTTATCTGTTTTAGTGCTTGGAAAAGAAAACATAAGTGGTATGATAAGCTATATGACTAACAAAGTTGATAAAGATGTAAAAAGTTAGCACTTGCTTACAACGTAATTTGTATATTAAATGGTGGCGTTTAGTTGCGTGAATTAATAAATAAATATAATAAATATGAAAAGACCAAATTTTAACTGTATTAAATACGATACACAAACAGAAATAGAAGATATAAGACTTTATTTGAAAGACTTGAATAAATACTGTACTTATTTAGAAAACCAAAACAAGCAATTAACTATAACCGTTGCTGTACACAGTTAAAGTATTTAGATGATGAATTTTCTAAATTTGTAAACGACCATTGTTTATAGCGAATAGATGGTGACTATATTTACAATGGATGTACTTACGATTTAGTTGGATTAAAAAAAGTTTTTGAAATAAATAAACAATAAATAGACCTTTAATTATTTACAACGTCGAGTATAACACCTGTTTAGATTGACGTTCATAGATACACACTAAACTAATTTGATTATCAAAAACTAATAAATATTAACGACAAATAGGTGTTATACATTGTTAGCATTAGTAAATATTAATTAAAACCAAAACATAATGAAAAGAGTAATACTAGAAAGCCCATACGCTGGAGATGTAGAACGAAATATAAAATACGCTAGAGAGTGCTTAAAAGATAGCCTAAAACGTGGTGAAGCACCAATAGCAAGCCATTTATTGTATACTCAGGAGGGTGTATTAGACGACTTAATAGAAGAAGAACGAATATGGGGAATTAATGCAGGGCTTGCGTGGAAAGAAGTAGCAGACCTGCATGTATTTTATATTGACTACGGAATAAGTAACGGAATGAAGTATGCAAGCGAATACGCAAAAAGCCAAAACATAAAAGTAGAGTACCGAAATATTTATTAATGCTAACGTTAAAGTATATGATACGTTGCGATTAAATTAAAAACAAAATAAAATGAGTATAAATAAAGAATTATACGAACTTAGTAAAGAATTAGTTTACCAAATGACTGGTAATTACACCGAAGACGTGCAAAATGCTGACTTCCAAATTGCTTGGGTATACCTAGAGAAAGCAATGGATTATATACAGTGTTGTACGGAGTTTAAATGTGGTGAAGAGTGTGTTAACGGTGAATTAAGATGTAAACAGCAATGTGAACAATGTAAATAAACACTATAAACTATGAAAATAACTGTACCAAAATCTGAACAACTTAGAAGTAACTGGAATGATATTGTGCAAAAATGCGTGCAATTAAGAAAAAAGTACAATGTAAGTGTTGTTGAATTATCAAAAGATTTAAATGTTGATAGGCGAAAAATACACGCCTTATAAAAAGGTAATTTAGATATTTGTTTAGCTGATCAAATACTAGGTTATTTTGGTGAGTATTTAGTGATATTATAATTAATATATATAAAATGAATAAAAAAGAATTAAGAGATAATTTTTTTAAAGAACATACTTATAAATGTGATAACGGAATACCTAGAGTGTCAACGCATCCTCATAATTTATTTGAATGGTTTTACGATAAACTAAACGAATCTCAAAACAAAGAAGACACTATAGATTGTTGGATTTCTACACGAATAAAAGGAAGTTCAGCATCTATTGCTTGTAATGGTGATATTAATTTTGAATTACTTAAATTTCTTGATGAAAAAATACTACCTTTAATTAAAAAATAATATGTAAACGTATAAGTTGCAAATAAAAAGAATATGTAAATGTATGTGGTTACAATAAAATATTAATATACCTTATACGGTATAAAACAAGAAAATAAGTTAAAAATAACACTTAACGGGTATATTAATATAGTTAAAAATCAATAAAGTATAATTATGAAAACAAAAGCATTAAATTTAATAAAAGACTTATACAAAACAAAAGGTGGTAGCGTAGGAGGTTACGGGCATATTGTTTTTGATGATGGCAATATAGAAAATTCACATATACAATGGTGTATAAATGAAGCTAATAACAATAAAAATAAATATAATTTATCAGAAGAAACTAGAATTGCATCAATTAAAGCTTTAGAATGTTTCTTAACTCTTACTTATTGTGAAAGAGAAGAAATACATAATAGATTTTGGATTGAAAATTAATTAAAAAAGAAACCCACCTTAAAAAGTGGGTTAAATAACTAACAGCTTCACTACGCATTTGCGCTTCGGGTATTTCGAGGTTACTGGTTTTTATTTGCTACTACTAACCTTTTTTCGCTCTAATTAAACCGACCCATTAAAAAACTGCGGTTTATTTCTTCCGTTATTCCATACTGAAAAATACCCAGGATTAGTAGTATAACCCAAAGTAGCAGAATAATAATTACCAGTAAAGAAAGATGGTAAGTAAAATCTTCTATGCATTAAACCGTCATCTTTTAATATTTCAAAATTTTCTCTTTGCTTAATAGATAACTTTTCTATTACAGAATGTAAATGACCCTCATTAATTAAATTATATTCTCCTTGTATTCCGTAATCTAATATTATTTTTTCAGTACTTTTTTTACTTATACCTTTATCACCGTGTAAGTTTATGTGATTAATACCGTCTACAAAGTGAGTTATAACATACGGGTGAAATTCTACATCATAACCCATTAATTCTAAACAATAAGCAATAAGCTCAGCACCACCACCTTTTACATCTTCATCATTATTTTTACTTAATCTGTCATGATTTCCCGCAACAATTTTAATACAACCTAAATTTTTAACTTTCTTAAATGCCGTATCTAACATTTTAGAACACATTTTAATAGCGTTAGCCCCTATTAAATCCTTATCCATACTTTGCCAACTATTAATATGATTAAGCCCGCTAAAGCTTTCTATTAGGTCGCCATTTATATGTATATGTGTTTTTTTAAATCCAAAACCATTAATTACATTTATACTTTCAAGTAAACCATCTAAAAGTATATCTTTATCAAAATCATTAACGTGCATTAAGTTTCTAATATAAGCACCAAAATGCAAATCAGACCATTTTAAAACGTTTTCTTTATTAAAACTATATGACTTATTTTTATAAACGTAAACCCTTTTTATTTCTGAATCTAATATATTTTTAATAGAATCAAAATCAACATCATTTTCAACACTTTTTTCTTTAAAAACAATGTTGTAAAAAGGTGTTCCTGTATGAGAAACTAATTTATAAGATGTTATAGTTTCTTTTGGTAAGTTATAATATTTACAGTACGTATCTATATCCATCATTTTACCATCAGAACCCCAAGCAGATAAAACAAAAGGCTTATCTTCATTATAATTATTAGGTAAAGTCTCACTAACTACATTTACATGTTCTTTTTCACCTTTTCTTAATTTAACTACTTTATCGTAATCTTTATCTTCTACAAAATACCTTGCTTGCTTTCTTCCTTTTTGGTTTTCTTTAACTTCTAAACCCAATAATTTAGCTTCATTAGGATAAAGCCTACGTCTTGTTTTTGCCATTTGATTTGTTTTTAAATTGATATAAATATAATAGTTGTAATTATTCCACCTAACAAAGAACCTTTACCGAAGCCATCCCACCATTTTTTTTTGGAGTTATATTGTTCTAATTCTATTTGTTCAGTTAGTATTTCTGTTTTAATTTCTGTTTCTACTCTTATTATATCTTGATTTCGAATAATAAGTTTTTGGTTGTAGTTTTTTTTTCTTAAATAGTTGTTTTCAACTTTTAATTCTGATACATTTAAAAGCACTGTATATAAACTATCTCTATTAACGCATACTTTGTCCTGCGATAAACAAACTGTCGATGATAGCATCATTAGGGTAGCTATTGCGTAGTTTTGAAATGTTGTTAATTTCTTCTTCATAATTAATTGAATCTAATTTTATTTGATTATAAAGCTTAGATATTTGAACATCTTTTACTTTTATAATGCTATCTTTTACTTTTAAAGTGTCTAAGTAAGAATTGTCTGTTTGTGGCTTATTAAACGACCACCATATTAAAGAAGTTAAAGCAATTGATGCTATCGATATTGAAATATACTTAGTCATTGCAAATATCTTTTAATTGATTTAGTATATTTTCTTGGTTTGTAGAATAAAATAAAACACAATTACCGTCATCATCCATTGGATTAATAACGTAGTTTTGATCACATCCTGAACTTATAGTTGTGTATCTTAAACATTGTGCTTTATACTTACAATTAGTACCTTTACATTTGTAATCTATCATTTGTACTTTGTTTTATAATACTAAATTAGTAAAATTTTATTTAAAAAACAACATATAAATTATTATTTTTTAATAAGTTAGCTTATATTTGCTTAAAAAATAATGTAAAATAAATAAAACAATTAATATGGAAGAAATAAAAAATTTAATTAACAAAAAATTAAAAGAAAATAAGTTAGAAATAGATTCTTTAAATAAGCAATTAAAAAAGCAATTACTAATAAAAGAAGAACTGAAAAAGCAATTAACTTTATACGGTGTTAGCATTTGTAGCCGATGTGAATCACATACTTTAAAAAATAAAGAAGACTTATATTGTGTTAATTGCGCTTATGAAAAAACAATGAGTGGATATTGATGCTAACGTTAACTATACTGAACTAACACCACTAACCCCTATAAACAATAGAAACTATGAGTAAAATAATAATAAGAAAATTACATAATATTATGCTTATGTTTTTTGAGCCTACTATATTTTGGGACTGGTTTGACTTTGGATTAGTTATAAAACTTTATAAGCAAAATAATATTAGTAGATACCATTTTGCTATAGATATACAGATAGGATGGTTTAATTTATGGTTACAATGTTGGAAGAAATAATAATAAAATCAATAAACTATGAATATAGAAGAACTTAGACGTAAATTAACTGAATTTGTTAGCTACGAAGATGGCGTTAAAATACGAAAACACATAAGAAATTTAACTATTAAAAATTATAAGCAAAAATACACTAATTCCGAACATCTTGGTTTTATAAAAAGGCATAGAATAGTTACAACCGTACAACATGCGCAATCTACTAACCACCCTTATTATTACGGAATGTTTAGTGAATGCACTCAACACATAATGGCTGATACAATGGAGCAGTTATTTGATAGAGCACTTGATATTGAAAATAAATTAACTTAATTATGGAAGAACATATACACGTTGATATAGTCTACGCTTTACTACCTGTAAAAACTAATTGCGGTAAATGGGTATGGTTTAAAAGAGTCGAAAGAACTATAGATGAAAGCCCTTTAATATACTTAGGTTTATTACCTAAAGTTACTTATGAATTAATAAATTAAAATCTAATGCAATAACTCCCAAATAGCAGTATTAATTTTTTCGTCGATTACTTGGTTTATACCTTGGCAGTATTCGTAGTATTCTCTTTTTTCGTATAAATCAATCATATCCAGTAAATCATAAATATTACCGTATCTACACCATTCTTTAAAATGCTCTATACTAGCAAAGTTTTTAATAAAATTACAAGGCTCTAAAATAAAATCTAAATATTCAAACATAATTAAAATTTTTATTCCTGCTAGTCCCTGAATTATCAAACTAGTAGGTTTATTTTATAATACTGTAGTACTTTTGAACTAATTTAACGCGTTCTTTATAGCTATTTGTACTTTTGTTTATCTTTCTAGTGACACTATTTATTTTAGCTTCTGAAACGTTATTACATAAACTCCAAATATTATTAGTTTCAAAGAAAAATATTGCTGATTTCCAATAGTATTTAGTTGCTACTAATTCAGGCCTAAATAGTATTTCAAAGTTATACATCCATTCACCGAATGAAGCGTAGTTATTATAACCAGTTAATTGTATTGCACCTCTACCAATAAAGTTCCAACCGTCATTAGATTGTGTGTTTCCTAATTTATAAGCTTCTGAACGGTTTTGATCCGCATAAACCTTATTAGCTATTGCTTTTTGATTTGCTTTACTTAAATAAGTTCTACCGTCAATATACGCTTCTGTTTTTCTGTTACGATAATAAGAAAATGTATTAATTAATCCAGTAGGTGAATAATTTAAACTTTCTGTATCTCTTGTAAATCCTGCGGTTTCATGGTGTAATTGACCTAAAAAATGTGCTACTTGAAAATTATTTAGATTGTAAACTTGTTTAAATTTAGATATAGTATTATAACCTAATATACCATCAGCAACTAAATTGTATTCTTTTTGAAATTCTTTTATTTTTTTCATTGTCAATCTAAAAAATATAACTACATTTGTAATCTATAATTGATTAAGTGTTTTTAAATAACAGTCCTATGTAAACGTCGCAATAGGGCTGTTATTTTATCTAATACCTTTATACTCTTTTAAGAAATCGGTTACCTTATCTCTTCTAGTACCGTTAAAAGAATCAATTAACTCTTCATCTTCATATATCTTTATGGTAGAATCAGCAGTATATAAAACTAATTCTGTTAAAAATCTAACATCAGGAAAAGCTTGAACGAATGTATTGTTATTAACCATTGCGTTAAAGTCGTCTAATTCGTTGCAGTGTTGTTTTTCAGGGTATTCTAATACTATTGTAATCATAATTTTATTGTTTTTGTGAAAAATATGTGAACCGCTAAAGGAAAAGCAACTATAAATTCACCATCTCCAGTAGTGTAAAAATCAGTTAAAAAGCCAATTAAAAAACCTGCACCACCAACACATAAAGAAATAAGAGAGCTTAAAAACAACATCTTATCATTTTTACTTTGCATTATCATTGATAAGTAACTTACCGATATAGCTAAAAAAGTGAATAACAAGTGTAAATTAACAATTATATTACTCTCGTGTGTTACTGGTGTAACTATAATACACCCAAAAAGAGCAAAGCTTAAAACATCAAAAGTTCTTGTTTGAATATTCCAAAGTATTTTTTCGTATTTATTTATAGCTACGAATGAACGCCATAAAAAGGCACTTGATATACAAAATAAACACCCGTATAATAAAGGCTCTTGTAAACTTATAGCGTGTTGCGACCAACTAGGATATAAATTTAAGCTTATCATTATAAGCATAAAAACTACTGATATACCACCGAGTACTTTCATTAAAATATTAGTTTTAAAATTAAGCCTATAATACTAACCGCTACAGTAATTGTAGTGATTGCCATTACTTTTTTAACGGTAACATATTCGCCCGTTGTAATAAATGCGTATAACGCTTTTACTTCTTCCTTGTACTTGTTGTATTTCTCGATCATAACTTTGTTTTTAAATTAAATTAATAGGTGATTGATTATTATAATACCTCATATTTGAAGCTGAACCGTAACCAGTTAAAGGCGTTCCAACTTCTCCTGTTTGTATATTTTCATTTGTTACTAGATAACTAGCTGTTCCTGTACCGCACCATTGAGTAGCGTAATTTGAGTCTACAGGAGTTACTACGGGTGAACCATTCCACCAAGCTCTAACCTTCCATATTGATTCTTTATAGAAATTAACAACTAGAGTTCCACTGCCTTCGATTAAACCATTGTTAATATAAGCTACCCCAGCATTAGGTATTGCTTTACCTGAACCACATCTACACACAAATTCATTTGAATTATTAAAACCTACATAAGCTCCTGAACTAGATCCTCCACTTTCAAAAATCAAACCTACTGGGTTTGGTGGTATATCTGTTATATCTAATGCTAATGTGAAATTAGATTTCCTGTTAAATGTACCTTCAGGAGCAAGCGACTGACCTTCACTCATTTCACCACTAATAACCAACCCTTCTTCTCTATTTATAATACTGTCTATAGGATATATTAATTTACTCCCTAAATAAACCTTAGATACTTCTGTATTTCCTATATATCCTTTATTAGCTATCATTTATTCTAGTATTACATAATAAGTTGTTGAAACTAACAATCCTGAATTATTTGCATTATCATAGTCAGATTGACTAATACTAACTATGTTAGGTATTACACTTGATCCGATTGGCTCACCCTCTAAACTACTTTTAATTGAAATTTCAGAATATGGGACTCTTTCAAGTTGACTATTTACATACGTCAAAACATTATCTATATCTCCCCCAATTAGATCACCATCTATATTCTCAATATCATTATGATTAATTCTTGACAAATGAAGCTTGCTAATTTCTTTATCTCTTAACGCTATTTTATCTTGAAAATTAATAGCCTCTATTGAGTTAGGAGCAAAAGTTCTTTTTTCTCCAATTACAACTCTATCTATATCTTCGCTGTAGTAAATTTTCATTATATCTCTGTAATTAAATAATTAATATCATATAAACTAATTTCACCTTGCACGGCTTCAATTCTTAATACACCACCATTATCAATAAAAGTTTGCGAGCTGAATGCGTCTAAACTAAATGAAACTGGTTGCTCTTCTTCTGCGTCACCTAATAACCTTCTTGAATCTTCTGTAAAAACACCAACTGTTCCGCCGATATCTAATGAAACTCTTATAGCTCCTTGATCTGTACTTGACTTTAACTTAAATCTTATTGATACATTGATATATGCATTCAATGTATTAGGGGTTACAACTGTGCCATCGTATAAAACACCATCATCTTCAATAATTACTGTAGATTTATCATTTGGAATCAAAACATTTGAACCCTCTGAAACAACAAAAGGGCTAGATACTGTATAAGTACCATCTAAATACAATCCTTTAGAAGAACTAAAAGCAATTTCAGTGTTAGCACCGCTACCGCCCGATGCTGTGTTAAAATTTCCAGTATTATTTTCTAAGTAATCTACAAATGTATCAAGGTTTGTGTATTCATCACCGTTATTATCTCTAATATCTGAAAAATCAAATTCTTTACCGTAAACAATACCATTGATATTATCAAAATAAAAAGTTGTTGATGTTAGTGAACCACGTCTAAAACGAACCTCTTTAGCTAACCCCTCGTAAATTATATCATTAACATCATCAAGAATGTAAAAATAGTTGTTAGACCTGTAAATATTGTATGCCATTGTTATTTATCTTTTAAGTTTAATTCTAATTTTAATTTATCTAAATCAAATATCGTAACACCTATAATTGTATCTTGATGCATGTCTATTCGTCTAAATCTAAATACTGCTAAATCTGTTGTGTCATTCGGAATGATAAACCACTGTCTACTCCATTTTCTTTGACCTATTAAAGCCATTTGAATATCAGCTTCTTTATATCCTTTTGCGCTTGTACTGTCTTGTATTATTTTATCTTCACGACCTAATAAATCCCATTCATGTTTATTAAGCTTAGAAAGTATTTGCTTATTATAAAAGTTATTACTAGCTATATTTAAGAATCTGTCACCAATTTTCTTTTTTTCCGTATAACTAACTTTAAAATCATCAAAGTTTTTTAATCTACCTTGTGCTTGTGTTTTGTATTCTGTAGCTACCTTTTCAGCTTTCTTTAATTCAATATTATTAATGTATAATTTAACAGATAAAGAGACTACAGGTAAATAAACTAAAGCTTTACTTTTAATTATTCTTCTAATCCATTTTACGTGGTTAAAGTTTAATCTTAAAGCCCTTAATTTTACCGCTATCTTTTTTATCTTATAGTCGAAATTACTTACAATTTTTTTAAACCCTAAAAAAAAAGATAGGATATTACTATACATTTATCTACATTTTAAATCCCCTCACTTAACCATGAGTCAATTGCTATACAAATTACACTTACTACAAAAAATATTATCGCTACCATACTACCTTTGATTTCTGTTATCTCTAATCAGTTCGTTAGTACCGCCCACCTTTTTCATTATCAACTTCTCGTAAGCTAACTTAACAGCTTCAATAGCCAATAGCAATCCAATACAGCCAAGCATTACATAGCCATCATTCTTATCTAACACAAGACGCTCTTTACCTACTAATGGAATACATATTCTAAATATCATATAAAATATTAATATAATCCAAGCCATTACACGTAAAGCAACTCTAAACCAAAAAGAAATACTTTTTTCTAATAATTTCTCTTTTCCTTCTTCAATACTCATAACTTAAAATTTTCTAATTAAACCATATGCATTTTGAAATACAGCTATATTTTTACCGTCTTTTTCGTAGTAACTTATTAAAGTAAATCCCTCGCTTTCTTGAACTTGAATTAATACATGTAAAGCATCGTTGTTTACTAAATTTAAACCTATAATTAAGGCTATTGCTAAAATTGTCTTCTTCATAATTAAAAATCATTTGCTAAATCAGCACAGTATATCTCAAAATCTGAATACCCTGCTGTGTTGTTAATATCTGGTAAAGTGTATGTGTCTGGTATTCCTGCTGTAATACTATCGTAGCCCGATTCACGTGAGTTTTTACGTACTACTGGGTAATACCAATTTTCAGGTTCTAAATAAGGATAAACACCCGTATCATTTATAACTTGGTCTAATATATCTAAATCCTTAGAGTCTCTTAATAAATAGTTTCCAGCATATTTTAATACATAGTCATAAGCTTCATTAGCTGTCATAAAATCATTATCATCTACGTAGTTTAATTTAGTGTCACTAAACATTGAAGTAGGTATTGTTTCACCTGCTACATACTCATCTAATGACTGGTAAACTTGAAATAAATCATTGTTACTTGCGGTTTCATCTTCTAAAATAGTAGTGACAATATTACCACTTGCGTATATTTGAATACTATCAGCATAATCCATGCTAACTTTATGAAGCCTTGTAACTTTATCACTTCTATCTTTTGTTGCACCACCTAATTTATAATAATTATTAAAGCTATTTACTTCAAGTTTTTTAAGACCGTCATAATTAACTAATCGGCTAAATCTTGCTAGTGGGTTGTAAATAACATTATTGTAATGGTCTACATGTGAACTTCCTTGCATGTTAGGAAATCTATGTGAAATGTTTACAAATAGATTATTTAATACACTTACTTTTGAAATACTATCTACACTTGAAGATGAACTATTACCAACAATTCCCGCTGTATTGTGACTTGGTTCGCTTTCATACATTAAGCAGTTACTTATGGTAATATTATCTGTGTAGTCACTGTTTTTACCAACAAAGCTAATTTGCTCATCACCACCATAACTAGTAGTAACATGATCTATAATTACATTTTTACAGTTATCAAATAAAAATACATCTTGACCACTACCATCATTTCCTCTTGAGGTAACAAACCTTACTATAATTTCATCAATGTTATTAAAGTAAATATAATTACCTCGTATAGATACTCCGTTAGGTGAAGTTTGCCCAAGTATAGAAACATTATTATAGTTATCTCCGCTTAAATATATGTAATCTTTTAGTGTGATATTTCCGCTAACATCAAAAATAATATTTCTATCTTCTTTAACTCGTAAACAATATCTTAAATCTCCGCTATACTCATTTTTTTCACTGTCATAACTACCAATACCGCCAGAATCATATCCTAAATCCGTTAATCTATCTACACGACAAAGAACACCATTACGACCGCCTACAGTATATTTACCGTAACCTTTAGCATTAGGAAAAGCTAATAATTGATTTAATTCAATATTAAACTTAGTGCCTTTAAAATCTGTTACAGGTCTAATTTCACCACCAGAAGCTATACCTATTAACTGCTTTGTTTGCGCATTAATAGATATAGTGAAAAGTAGAAATATGTATAGTAGTTTTTTCATTAGTTTAAGCTTCTTCTAGTTAATTCTAATGTGACTTTAACCTTACCAGTACTATTAAAAGTACCTGTTGAAGTAGTTAAATAAACCCTAATATCTACTACATCAGAACTAGATAATTCATCGAAATAACTTATATTTATACTACCCGAAGAATTATCTATATTATCAACTAACAAATATTCATCATTAGCCCCACTGTATAATTGAGCTGTTACACCTGCGTCTAGTTCATCAACAATAACCACTTTAGCTGATTTAATACCAAAACCACTCTCAATGTATTTTGTTAATTCTACACTTGTACCTGTTTCAGAAGTTAAATCAATAGTTTCTGTTCTTATCCATGTATCATGCTCTATTTCATTTACCTGCTCAATAATATAATTATTATCTGTATCTATAACTTTAGAGTAATTATTGTTTTCATTAGTTTCATCGGCAAATAACATTCTCATTTTTAAGGCTATGGGATTAGAGTCTATACTTCTCCAACCATTAATAGTTAATTCGTAATGGTTGTTTTCTCCACCGCTAATAGTAGATGAGTTATGAAAAACAACACCTCTATAAGTTTGTGTTGATGTATGATCTAATAAGTTTAGACTAGTATTTAATATCGTGTTATTATTTCCGTAAACACCAAATAAACCATCACCAGTACCAGAATAATCATTCATATAAACATGAACGTTGTTTAGAATGTTATTATCTCCAGTTATTCTATCAATAGGGTATATAGTTGAAGTTGCTGAATTATCCTTTATAATTATGTTATCAAAATAACAGTTATTCATAGTTGTTAAAAATCTAAGCGAATTAAATGCCCAAGAAGAATCAAAAATATCTGTAGTGCTTTCAGAATATAAATTTTTAAAAGTTCCATTATCAATACCACCTAAATCACCTAAACCATCGCGTCTAAACGATTTGTAATTATCAACATTAACTTCTGAAACCCCGTCTACAATTTTTAATGAGTTACAATAACCACCAGACCCCCTAACATCTAATGAGCCTACGTATTCACCGTAATCATAAACGTTAGAAATATTAATGTTGTAAGGGTAGTAAGTTCCCCCGTCTGTATTTAGATAAAATAAGTGAGGTGGGGATACACCTGTAACACCATCACCACCAACATTAGTGCCATCTGAATGTTGAAAGTCTGAGTATCTATAAGAAGTTAAATTATCAACGTAGAAATTAGATACATTACCTTGCATAGCCATTAATACACCGTCAAAAGAACAGTTTTTAATATATATGTACTCTGTAATTGTTCTATCATTACCTGCTTCTGTTGTTAGGTTTTGATTAGCAGAATATTGTTCTAAAAACTTAATACCCCAATAGAGAAATTCATTTGCATTATCCCCTTTAGCTTTTATATGCACATTATCAAAAGTTATATTTTTAGAACCTGAAATAAAAAACAAAGCTCTGTAACTCCCCCCGCCTTTCCATACAGGATTAACAGCAGTATCAAAAGTCAAACCTCTATTAGCAATTAACCAATCTTCTACTTGTTGACTGTTTGCATTCTTTACAGCTGTATCATCTTCCTCATTAGTTACAGCATCATAACTATTATCGTGAAGTATAGTGAAGTTTTTTAAGGTTATATTTTCACATAAATTAATAGAAAATAAAGATGAGTAATGTGTATTACTAATAATATTAACATCTTTACTCGACCCCTCTAACCAAGCATCGTTGTATAAAAAAATAGACTTAGTACCCGTCTCTTCTACATCTAAAAATATATCTTTAGTAATTTTTACACGTTGGTTTAAAGTATCTGCATAAGCTAATGTTTCAATAAAAATATCTCTATCATCCGTTACACCATCCATAACAGCTCCAAACCACTCTGGCTGTAAATAAACACCGTCATACTGTCTATACCAACCGCTAATTATTGTACCGCCATTATCAATTATTGAACCCAATGTACTATAAACGAAATCCCCTGCAATACCACTATCAGTAACACGAACAACATCTAAATCATTCATTCCCGTTAACGCTCTTAATTCGGTATAATTAGAAACAAACTTATTTTCAAGCTTAGTAATATCACCATCTAAAGAAGTATCTAATTTAGACCTTGTAATAGCTCCGTCAGAAACATTTATAATACCATCTTCTGCGTATATTGGTGAACCCTCGTATTTAAGTTTATCAGCTTCACTTAATGCTTCCCATTCAGTAGGTGTAAAACCTAAGTTCTTAATACTATAAGAATCCAATCTATCAACACCTGTTAGAGCTTCTAAGCTATCTTTTAGTTGTGCTTTTTGTAGTTCTAAGTCGCTAATGTCAATATCAGTACTACCGTTTAATGATATTTTTTTTGTTGTAGCATCGTATGTTATCTGCTGTGGTGCAGGCATACTAATTTTAATAGTATCTTTCTGTGCGCTTACTAATGTAGTAAATAGTATTGCTAATATGTATAGTGTGTTTTTCATTTTTAATTTATTATCGTGTTGTACCTGTTGCATCTACCCAACTAGAACCGTTGTACCAAATTGGTAAATTTAATGTTGTATCAAAATACTGTTGACCAGTACTAGGTGATGAAGGTCTATCGCCTGTGTCACCATTAGCATCTACATAACCTTTTGTTATTAAATCGGTGTCTTCTGTAGGTATTCCACTAGAATTTAAGGCATATGCTATGGCATCATTTTCAGAATCAGTAACATAAACAAATTCTAAATCCGAACCTCCTCCTAGTATAGACCTTCCTATATCCCAATACGTGCTATTTGAACCAGATATAACCCTAAAAGACTGAGATTCCACCTGACCTAAATTCTCTAATGAATTTTCATCAAAAAAAACATCACCTAACATATTACCACCTAGTAAACTCAACTTACCATCTAAAGCAGTTTGTAAATCTAATTGGTCGCTTAATGTACCGTTTATTGCCCCCCAATATGTAGTGCTACTCGGCACATCATTTTCATCATAATTATAGCTATTAGGGTCTAATTGAAAAAAGTAATTATTAGTATTAACACCATCTAAAACACCTATTTCAATTGTATTTGCTGATTCCGTGTCAACATCTACCTTATCAGTTAAATCAAAATCACCTAAAGAATCATCAACGTATTTCTTGTTAGCTACATCGTTATCTATTATTGGGATATCCGAAACCTCCATAGATTCAGACTTAACCACGGAAACATCTACTATATTACCTATTATATAAGCAAAATTTTCAATACTATTAAAGTTAGCATCTAAATTACCACCTAGCTCTGGTGAAGTATCTTCTACAACGTTTTGAAGTGCGCTATTAGCTTTACTTTCAATATCATCTAAATCAACACCTTGTGTAATTGTGATATTATCTAGTTTTGTTTGGTCGGCAGGGTCTAAGCCTTCACCGCTCGTTAATTCTTCCCATACACCGCTTTTAATTTGCCAAATAGATTCCGTGTCTGAATTGTAAATAGCAAAACCATCGTCATAATTTGATAGAATACTATTCATTGTTGCAGTTGTCATTTCTTTGTACTGAATACCGTCTACTTTATGAACTTGACCGTATGAAGTAACAGAAATAACAAGCGTTATTAAAAATACTAACTTTTTCATAATTCTTTTTTTGAGCCTTTTAAAATTCTACTATGTTTAATTACCATGTATAAAGTAATAATTTGAGATATTGATAAAATTATTAATCCGTAAATCATAACGCAGGATAATCTTCGTTAAACTTCTGTATTTTAGATGAGTCGTTAAAATCATCTGGTAACGTTAATGTTGCGTTTAAAACCCTACCAACGTAACTAACGCCATTTGTAGCGTCTATTTGCCTAATTACATCGCCAATTTCAAAAGTTGAATAATCAGTATTAGTACCTTTATCTGTTCGCCATGTTTTACCACTGTTTACTATTCTAGGATAAATAGCGTCTAATAAAGCAAGTCGTGAAGCTGAGTCTAATTCAGAAGGAGTCTTTGTGTTGTCCATTAACGATTGAAGTGTGTCGTCTTGGTTCTGAATACTGCTTTTATTAGCTAGAATGTTTGCGTCTTGTTGTGCAGAAGTCATAATTAGAAATTATTTGTAAATATACGATTTTTATTTAGACTAAATAAAAATAATAGTATTTATTTTTATATTAATGTTATTTTTACTATATTGCATTTTATACTACTTTTTAATGATTGTATTGATTATTCTTTTTATTGTATCGGGTTTATTGGGTCGGTTTGTCTTTTTAACGATATTCGATATTATATTTAAACATAAAAAAGAACAAAAACACTCTTACACTGATAATTCAATACATCATTATCATAATTATAACGATAACAGGTCTATACATTTAGACGGCAATAAAATACCCGTTGACAACGATTAAGTTACCGTTAACATCTTTTAACCTTGTTTTACCGTCATAAGATACAGTTGAAGTATAAGGTGTTGTATCTATATCACTTTCAGAACCACCACCCTCGACACCAGTACTTACATTTAATACAATTTCATCACCTTGAATTGCTAAGTCGTTACTTGAATAATCGAAGTCCATAGTAACTAAAGAAACATTACTTTCGCCTTGTTCCTCTTGTTCTATTTCTGCATTTCTAACTAACTCTAAACCGTTTATTTTTAAAGTTCCACCTATAGAAATTCCACTAACTGAGTTTAACTTATCCCATATTTTAGGTGTTGTATACGGGATTGTAACACGTTGCCCCATTCTAGCCGTTTGCCTTAATGGGTAACTACCTGTATCTGTTTCCGCTAATTCACTTTCACCTTTTGCATACGGTCTAATTTTACCTTTTATACGCATAACATGAGTTATCCCACTTACAAAAACCATACTGCCAAGATTTTTATAACCACTCCACTCAATTAATAAATGGCTATCATCATCTTCTATTAACTCAATAGGCTCAGAAACCATTGTTTTTGCAATCTCATCAAAAGAATAACCCGCTTCAAATGTTACTATTGCTTTGTTTGATATTTTATTAGGGTCTAAATAAAATTCATATAAGTTATATGGGTGTAAGTCGTAAGTTGCTTGCGATATTGAATCTGTTGTTTCTGAAATAATACCGCTTACAACAAAGTAATTAACATCTAAATCAGAATCATAGCCCGCACCAGTTATTTCTTTAGCCCCTAAACCGTCTATAAAAACTATTTGCCCCTCAATACCCCATTCAGGAGTAGTTTTATTGTATTCGCTCGCACCTATTACAATTTCGGTATCTGGTTCGTATTCATTACCACCGTAGAAATAAACACCTATACCATCATCTAAAGGATATAAAACACAATCAACACGCTCCGAACTACCTAAGTTCTTTTGTATTTGTATTACTGGTATATCGTATTTTGTACCATCACAATTATGCATTGTAGCAACGTGGTAATCATAACTACTTTGAACTTGCGTACCTACTCCATAACCATCAATATCAGTGCTTGTAAATTTATGTACACCCTCGTAAGCATTTTGCGCTATTTCATTGTAACTTAATGTATTTTCAAAGTTCTTTTTATTATTAGCTGTAAATTCAGTTTCTAAAGAAAAAGATAAACTATTAAGATTACTTATTTTTAAATAATTATATTGTGTCGATACTGGGTCAACATAACCCTGTACATTTATTGTTTTCTCTACTACACAACCGTATTTATCTTTAGCGTATAAAGTGTAAATACCCTCTGATACTGTTGGGAAATTTGTATCTGTTTGGTAGTTTTCACCGTCTAAAGAGTACTCAATTGGAGTTGTTCCCGAAACTACTGTACTGTTTTTAACTTCTAAATCTGAATAACCAACGTATTGAACTTGATTTACAGTAAAATCACTTTCGGTTAGTTTTCTAGCTACTACACCAGACCATTGCTTAACTTCTCCATCAGAATCAGTTACGGTAATGCTAGAAATAGCTGTTATTCTCGATAAATTAACATAGGTGTAATCACCGCTTTCACTAGCTGTTTTTGTTTCGCCATCACTTGTAGTAATAGTGTAAGGTGGAACTCCATCGTTTGCAGTAACTCTGTATTCTATCGTATCGCATTCACCTACACCAGTTAAAAAAGTATTAATACTTAATGGATCGGTTTCTACAGTGTTATCAATTGAATAACTTAAATTAGCTACGTCTGAATCCTCAGAAGCTGAAATAAATTCACCTATAACACTTGTAATCGTAATTACATTATCGTCACTTGTAGCTGTTAAATTACTAGAACCGCCAATATTTCTAAAGTTATTATTAAAAGCCCTTGCATAGTTACTGGCACTTCCATCTATACCATTATCAGGTACGCCTTCCCACTTGAATTTTGTACCGCTAGTCGAATTAGTATCTAATTTAAGCGTTAACGTGGTGTTCCCTGCCCCGTAATTAAATACAACATTAAATTGCCCATAATTAATAGGTAAACTCGTTACTGTTCTGTTCGATATTGTTAATGTAATTGTACTCATAAAACCGCTTCTATTAATTCAAAACTACCCTCGTCGTTTTGGTCTACTTTTATTAATCTACCATATTGTGCTTCACCCTCGCTTAAAAACTCTACTAAACCAAATTTATTATCAATTCCGTTAGTCGTTCCGTTTAAAGCGTCTACTATTTCCTGATTAACTTTTAAATTAAAGGTAATCATCATATTGCTATAAGTTGCACTATCTAAAATACTATGCTTTATCTTAGAATCGTGTTGTATTCCATCTGTAATTAAACTACTAGAACAATTACTACTAGCGAAAACTATATATTTGTTAGGATAGTTTTGCAATCCGCTTTTAATTTTCCATGCATGACCTTTTATTAATTCTCTTGGAGCAAAAGCCCAATTATAATTACTATCAGGGTCATAAGTATTAGTCGGTTGTTCGTCATAAAAATCATCCCATTTTTTTAATTCATATTCGTAACCATTATACTTACAATCTAGCATAAACCAATCATCATCAAAACTACCATCTTCATCAGGGTAATCAGCGTATAACATTTGACGCTGTAACTCAACTGCTTCTGCATCGGTTCTAAAATCCGTTGTTACTTCGTATTCCTCACCAGTTATATTTATTGTATTCCAATTAGCTTGGCCACAGATAGAATATAAGTTACTAACCTCATCATAATCACTTCCAGAAGTTTCAGAACCTAATATAATGCTAGAATAATAGTTTTCAGCCAAAACACTTCTTACTTCTGAATCTACTGGGGTTAAATTAAAACTATCAGTTGTTTCTCCTAATCTTAAACCTATAAAATTTCTTTGGCTATCTTTTTCTGATTCAACGTAGAAATTTTCTTTATTAGAAATATCTTTAGTCCCGTACATTAAAGGCTCTATAATATTTAAAGCTCCTAACACATCAGATAATGATGTACTAGCTTGTACTATTGTTTCATCTTCTTCACCCTCGTTTAATATTCTCGGTATTCTTCTAATCCAAGATCCATGAGCAAATAAAACATTTTCATATTTACCACCCTCGCCAAACAACTCACTCGCAAAAGCTTCTTCATCGCTAGTCATTAAACCAACTAAACGATTAATTAAATCTTCCGCTCTAATTGCATCGGTGTAAGTAACTGGTACTAATTCTGATTCATCTACTGTAATTTCAGTATCAAATATTTCATAATCTACACCGCTACTGCTAGTATCACTTAATGTTGCTATAGCTAAACTGTCACCCTCTAATAAATCAACTTCATAATCTACAAATGTATAAGAACATGTATTACCTAATCCGCCTGGGTTTGTAGTATCTAATTCTTCAATAACTTCACTGTAATTCAAATCTTCACTAGTATAACGAACTAAATCAAGTGAAAAACTACCCGACGAAGCTCTTACTATTTCTAAATTTACAGTACCATTAATCTTTATTGTTGTGTCTCTATCAGCAACTAAATAAAATAAGTTTCCTGAATTTCCAGAGGTTACAGTTGCATATCTACCGTCAAATGCGTTTAATTTAGTTCCTTGTACCGATGTTATATTGTTTGAATCTGAATTGTATTCTACCTGTAAAGGTATTACCCTAGCGTTTAAAGTATCCCCGCCACTAACTGCTGAAACTATTTTAGTCCCATCTTCAACGCTTAACTTAGAACGTCTAAAAATACGTCTAGGGTCTAATCTTAAGTTAACAAATTCTAATTCGCTTATAGTTTCACCGTCTGCCGTTTCTGTACTAATAACGTCGTATTCATCATCCATACGGGAGTCTATAGTTTCCATTAGTCCACCCGTTTTACTTTCTATTGATACTGTTTTAGTTTCATAATCAAATTCAGCAGTACCTAAGTCTAAACCAATATTTGAAATTTGCTTCCATTTTTGAGCAACTGTCAACTCGTCTTTTTGGTACTCATATAATCTTAAATCTGGTATTATACCGTAAACAGCATGTAAAGATACGATATAATCAAACGCCTTACCATATAATTGTATTGCACCGTCTTTACTATATTCAAATTCTTTACTATCGTCGTTACGCTCAATTATATCCTTATTACTAATATCGTAGTCAATTACACCCTCACCATTAAGGTCTAACCATCCCATTTCACTAGAATATAATTTATGCTTTATGTTATCTGCAAAATCTGACATTAATATTTTCTTCTTCTAGGTTGTTTAACAATAATATTAGGGTTGAAAGATGGTGCTTTATGTTTAGACATTGCACGTGTAATTGCTCTTTCTATTCCTTTTGTATCTGTGTTATTGTTAAGTATAAAACTTTGTCTAGCATTTGTGTCACCTGTTATTTTCTGAGTAACTCTTTGGTATAAGTCTGAACTAGGGTCTTTAACCTGTCTTTTAAAAGTTGATACGGAAGGTATAATTAAATCATCTTTATCAATATGAGATATTATATTCCTACCCTTTAAAACTTCTGCTTGACCATATTTATTAACTCTAACCTCGTCTTTTCCACCGTCATTTAATAACGCTTCACCCTCATAATTACTATTAGCACCTTTTCCGTATTTAAAAGCAGGTAAAGATTGAGCTAATATTAATCCCGCTTGTGCTGTAGCAGTTCCCAATATTAAAGGAATCCAACTTAATGAAGCCCCTAAAGTAGCTGGAGCTTGTGCTGTTGCGTAATTTATACCTTTAGCCGCCTGAATTGCAACTTCTGATAATGCTATAGCTTGACTAAATAAAAACTGCTTCTTTTCTTCTTCTGCTTTTTCATCCTCTAACTTAGCCTCTTCTTTATCAAATTTAGCTTGTGCAATAATTTTAGCCTCATCGCTTGCCGTTTCGCTATCTAAAATTAAATCTAATTTATCTTGGTTAGCGTCAATCTCAGCATCTATAGCGTCTATTCTAGCTTGTAAAACAGCATCAGTGCCATCAACAACTAAACTAGTCACTGCATCTTGACTAGCTTTTATTAAATCTTCTTGAAATTGTAAGTTTTTCTTTATAGAGTCGATTTCATTTTGTGAAAAACCATCGTAATCAGCTAGAACTCCATCTTGAAAAGATTTTAATATAGCTTGCTGTTTATCTTTTTCTTCTTGCAACTTAACTGTTACACCAGACTCTATATCAGCTATACTAGCAGTATCTATTTGTTCTAAAGTAGAACCCGTTATAGTGCTTAAGTCAATTATGCCACCAGTATCACCTTGTATTTCATTTAAAGAATCTAAACCCTCTTTTAGTCTTTTTATATTCCTTTCAACTACCGCTATTTGGTCGTCGTACTTCTTCCATTCTTCTGTCGTGGTGGCTGTTCCATCTCTTAAGTCTGTTAACTCGCTTATGATTTCTTTGAATCCTGCTATAGTTCCCTCAATAGCCTTTTTATCACCATCACCTAAAACACTGTTTATATTTTTACTTAATTCTTCTACTATTTCTTCAGACTCTCTAAAGTTAAGAGCGTCATTATATCCTTTTATAAAAGCACTAGCAACTTCTTTTCCTCCATTCAATAATGTATTTTTGGTATTTTTAACATACTCACTAGCTTTTGTAAAATTATCAAATGGATTTAAAGTAAAACCAATATCACCTATTTCAGCTAAGGTTTTAACAAAATTAAACGCTTGATTAGTTGCTTCTGTAAAAACAGCACCTAACCCAGATAATACAGCACCTACTCTAGTTAAAGCAAAACCAAAAGCAGTAATACCTGGTTGTGTGAAAACGTAATATAATCCCTTTATAGTATTTAATAAATTTGATGTTAACGTATTTAATATTGGTATTCTTTTTACTAAATCTTTTATAGGGGTTAAAAAATTATTAACACCGTTATTTAATAATAAAAACCCTCTTTGCAATAACTTTACACCATCTGTTATTCTTTCTATCTGGTCTGACAAGAAACCTAACGCACCAAAATCACCAGAGTTTAAAAATTGACCGAAAGCAACCTTTAAGTTTTCAACCGAAGAGCTAAGCCTTGATGATGAGTTAGAAGCTTCATCAAGTATATTTCCCGCTTTAGCTAGTTTTCTTTCTGCTATATTAGCAACCGCTTCAACAAAATCTGGTGTTTTTTCTAATTCCTCATTTAATGCTGTTGCTGAAATACCTAAGTTATCAATTCTTTGTGTTGACTGTTTAGATAAACCCTCTACTAAGGAAGATTCTAATTCCTGAACACTTTTACCTGTTTGGGTTGCTGTAACTGCTAAAAATTCAAAAAGAGTAGATGTTCTTTCTAAACTTAACCCGAAATTATCAAACTCAACTAAAGAGGTTTTTATACTTAAATCGGATATTAATCCATTTGTAGATGATTTTATTTCATTAAAAGCATTAACCCCAGTTGAACCTAATCTTTTATAAGCGAATTCAACCCCCTCTGCTTGTCTTGCTAACTCTAAACTTTCTTTAGAAAAGTCATAGGCAATTCTAACCCCCTCGATTGCTCCAAAAGCACCAACTAATCCCTTTAGTGCTGTAACACCTTTAGCAATACCCGTAGGATAATTACCTACATTCTTCTGAAAATCACCAGCCGTATTATCGGCTAACTTCATTTTAGCAGAAAGTTTATCAACCTCAACTCTAGCCTTTGCTGTTGATTTTGAGAATTGCCCCTCTGTTATTATTAAATCTTTTAAATTTCTTTTGGCTTGATTTAATTCAACACTTAGTTTTTCGTATGCACTAGCGTAACGAGATGTAAGTATCGCATTTTCTTTATTTACTTTATTTAGTCTTTGAGTTTCGTATCTTTGCTTAGCTAATTCTGTAGATGTTTCCGTTAAGATTTGCTTATTTCTCTCTTCTTGTGTCTTTAATGCCTTTAGTAATCTTATGCGTTCTTTTTCAGCTATAGCAACATCATCTTCTAATTTAGCTCTTTCTTTTAAAACTTTATTAGCTCCAGAAAAAGAGCTTACAGATGACGCTTCTTTATTTAGTTTAGAAATAGTTTCTAAAGATACCAATAGTTTATTATTAAGGGCTTCAAGGTCGGATAAAACACCCCCAGCTAAAACCTTATTAATTAATCCGTCATTTGCCATCTAAAAACTATTTTTGTGAATTCTTTATTTTATCTTTTGAAACCTCATTTAAGGCATCAAATCTTCCTGCAGTTAGTGTTTCGTAATTTGGTATTGTTATTCCTAAATGTATTTCAAGTCCCGCAATAGACTTATTTAATTCATCTACCGTAAAGTTTGTTTTGGGTTTTTTACTTTCTAATTCAGAAAGCTCTTTTTCTAGTTTTTTAAATCTAGCCTTAAATACATCTTCATTAGTAATAGCTTTTTGTATTCTTTTTTTTAAGTATTCTATATCTTTTTTATAGTCCCCAGTGTATTTTATATCAGCTCTTTTAAAAGCCTCTTTCCAATCGCTATTTATTTTTATAAAATCGTATAGTATCTTTAATTTGGATAATTCTATTGTAGATTTTACATATTTCTTGAACTCTTCCAGCAAAACCTTACCCGAATCAGAAAGATTTTTATCTTTATAATCAACACTGAAAGAGTCCCATTCTTCTTTAGTTATTCCGTAATCACTTAACTTACTCTCATCATTTAATAGTGTTATAAGAGTTTTTATTGGTATAGTGTCGTAGTTAAGTTTCATTTTTTTAAGTTATATTTAACTCTCTTTTTATAGATAATATAAATTTTGGAGCTAATGAGTTTTTAACATAATTACTAAGATTGTAATTATCTAAACCAAAAATATTTTTGTACTTACCTATTAATTCAGGTGTTTTACTATCCGTACTCCAAAAAGTAGCGTCATTATTTGAGTACTCTAATTTTATTTCTTTTAAAAAACTACCAGTATCATCAAAGTTAAATAATTGACCTGCTATCTTAGGTTGGTTTGACTTCTTACCCTCTGATATGTATATATTTTCGGAAGCTTGTGAGTATCTTCCTATTTCTTTATCTTCGCTATCGTAACCCTCTGTTAACTGCTGTTTTTGTAGACTTATTGCAATTTTTTCAGTATCTTTTATAGCTTGAAGCAGTAACGAATTTAAAAATGAACTATTCGCTAACCTCGATAAATTCTGACTGAATTGAGCTATCGTTGCCATCTTCTTTTTTATTAGAAATACCGTGTATTTCGTTGTAGATTTCTGTAGCTTTTTTTGCACGTACCTTATGACGTTTCATATAGGCTTTAAATTCAGGGAGGGACTTATCCTTTAAGTCCTCCCCAAAAATAAAATTATCAACACTAAATGCCATTAAGCACTAATTTTGATTTCGTCCATTGTATATAATGAACTTTCAATTTCAACTATACCATCTGTCTCAACATTTACAGTACTTTCACCCGTAACAACATTGAAACTGTATTTACCATCAACCTCTGATACTGTGAAATCAGTGATTTCTGCACCGTTTGCATCTGTAATAGAGAAACTAGCTTTTACACCACCAGTTAAAACAGCGTCTGAACAATCTTTTGTTAAATCTAAATCAAACAATAAATTGCTTCCGTCTGTAGAATAACCAGAAACTACAGCTTCAACACTCATTGGTTGGTCTACTTCTGAAAAATCCCAATCTACAGGCACTGAATAAGGAGCTTTTTGATCCCCTCTAGGGTCTGAATAAGGTAATTCTAATATTGTGTTAGAAACTGGTGTATCTGTAGTTGCAATACTATTGATTGCTTTATACATGTTAGCCACTGGGAAACCTTGAGGTTTACCGTTGCTATTTACACGACCTTTTAAAAACCCTAAAGTAGTGATTTCCCAAATCAAACCGCTTCTACCTTGCATCTTCTCTAATTCTGCACTTGTACATGCACACATAGGAGCAGTTAATTGCAATGTTTTAGTTGCTGATGTAGTAGTAACTTTAAGACCAAAAAATGTATCTTCATAAACTTCTCTATCTGAACCAGTTGATTCTACTGTGTGCTTACCTAAGAAAACACCCTTTGATTCTTTAACTAAATCGTTAAAGCTGTCTATATCTTGTGGTGCTTCCATTGAGTCTAATTCTACACCCGTTGGAGTCCAAAAGAAATAAGCAGGTGCGCCCTCTGCTACTACGGTATTAATACCACTTGTAGCAACTCTTGAAGTATCTTCTGATACCCCACCGCACGATTTTACATATTTTAATGCCATTATTATTTTATTTTAACAATTATTACCGTTATTAATTTTTAATGCAATTGATAGTTCTATTGCATCCCAATACTCTGGTTTTTCGCTCTTAATTAAATCCTTAGAGTAATTAGGGTAGTTTGTAGTTGTATATTCATCGTTATGCATTATTCTTCTTGACCTACCTAGTAATCTAATTACTTCATCTAAGTAAGGGAATAAAACAGCATCATATACTTTATTAAATCTTTGGTCGTTAAACCAATCTAATTTAGTATTATGTGCTAAAATGAAATTAAAAGTACCCTCAGCGTACGGATCTTTGATTGTTACTGAATTAGGCATTACATACCACAACAAAGGGTACATTTGTTTTCTTTTATTACCAAGAATAACAGCGTCTAATTCTTTTTCATCACCATATCCGAACTTTAAAGAGTCTAAACCCTCTAATTGAACATCTTTGAAAGTATCTTCTAAAACCTTTTCTACTCTAATCATAACCCCCAAGTGTTTTTATTTTCCATAGGAGTGAAACACCAGTTATCATAAACTTTATTATCACTAAGAAATTGATATAAAGAAACTTCTTTACTGTTATTACCACTAAAATAATCAGTAACATAAACACCTTTATAACTGTATACATTAGGCTTTACAGTATTTTCTCCCATGTACCAGTTATATAGTGTTCGCCATGCCCCAATAACACTAGGAATAGCGGAAGCCGAACTCGCATTCTTAGCCTCCGCCTTAACTGTTCCTAAAGTTGTAAGTTGTGTTATATTTTCAATTACATAGTGATAGTAAACGTAGTAAGCAGGTAAACAACCAGTAGCGTCTCTTAAACCCCTCCAATAATAAGTAATACCGCTTTTTTCGTATGATACACCATTTAATAGATTAGTCCATTTAAGGTCTACATTTTCTATTAATGTACCATTTTCATCAAAATTGGTGCTAAACTCATTATATAATTGTCTACCTAACGCTTTAACAAGGATTTCAGGCTCATATTTTTGGATATAAGAATCTAACTCAGTACTTTCATTTACAAAAGTAGAAGCATCTTCACCGACTTGCGGTAAATAAATATCTGCTATGAAATCTGAATCCTTTGTTATCATTTTACTATTCCGTTAAATCTTAGTAATTTAGCCATATTAGGGTGTACTTTTCTTTTATCTCCCTTTGCAAAAGGTTTAGAGTCTTTTAAATACTCTACCTCTTCAAGTGCGCTAAAATGAAATTTACCGTACTCTAATACTGGCTTTTTAGTTTCCTTTACTACTTTTTTCTTAGCCATATTCTAAATTTATGCTGTCTCTTCGATAGCTAATTTAACATCTGCGAAAGTACCTGTTACAATACCTCTCTTATCGTTGTCAGAAATGTAAACGTGGTATCTTGACTCTCCTAACATAGTAACTAAGTTTTTAGAGAAATCATCATTTTCCCAACCAATTCTAACAGAATAACCCCATACGTTAAGTAAGTTGATGTTTTTTAAATCACCAATAACGTAAGTACCTGCTGTAATTTGTGGTTTAGCAATAACCATAACGCCTTCAATCATCTTACCGTTAGCATCCATAAATGGAGGTAATACATAATTACCATTCTCATCTTTAGTAAGCTTCATTTGTAAAGCATCAATAGTATTTACAAACGCAACGTTAGGAATATAAACACCTTCTGATTCAACTGCAATTGTAGCAACTACAGAAGCAATAGCATCATAGATAGTAGATTTACCAACTGCTAATTTTTCAAATCCAGATAATAAAGCTGAATTAAAAGGAGTAGCACTAGAAATAACTTTAGTTAATACGTCAGCTTGTCTAGCTCTATCGTGACTACCTTTTAATTTACCAGTAATAGCTGATTGTAGCCATTTGTAATCAGATAAAGACTCCTCAGAAGCTTTCATTCTACCCGCAACCTTTTCAGCACTAGAAAATTTAGTGTTAAAATCTGCATCAATTAATGGCTTTAAACCACCTTCTGCAACGATAGCTGCGTCTCCTTCTCCTGCTGTCTCATTTACATAAGCAACATTAGCTAAATCAGTAGAACCAGTAGTTAAATACTGCTCTACGAAAGTGTCACCGTAAGTATAAGGTGAAAAAGATGTTGAAATTGATGTAGCGTAGTTAGCAGGAGCAGTACCATCAACACCGTTTGCAGTTGTGATAGTTCCCGCATCTTTCAATACTTCAATTTCTAACCATCCGCCTTTACTTTTGCTAGTAATATGGCTTTTAATCTCTTCAAACTTTTCAGGAGTCAAAGCTTCCTTAACCATTTCATCGAAATTCATAGGCTTACTGTTATTTACTTTCATAGACTCCATAAATGATGTCATATCTGAGTTTAAATCGTTGATTCCTTTTTGTAGGTTATCAACGTCTGTTGTTTTAGCAAAACCTTTTAAAGCTTCTGCGTTTTCTGTTTTGAAAGTCTCCAATGCTGTGTTTGCATCTTCAATCTCTTGTTTTGACACTGCTGTTTCTTTTGCAGTCTCTAAAGCTTCAAGTCTTTTCTTAAACTCCTCAGCCGTTTTTTTTGCATCTTCCATTTTGTGGATTTTTATAGATTATTAAAAAATGTATTATCATCCCAAGTGTTTTTAACGGCTTCGGATTCTTTGTCTTGAGTGTCTTTAGACGGCTCAATTTCTTTACTAGTATTTAGCTTACCCGTTACATGGTTACTACCAAAAGGCACTAAACTAGATTCATGTATATTTTTAGCTTCTTTAACTAAAAAGAAGTAGTGTATTTCATCTTTAAAATCAGCTTTATTAGCTATCTTATGTTTATTATCGTCATAAACTTTCTTTTCGCTTACATCGTCCTTAGATTCGCTATTCATAGCTAACTGAACATTAACGTACTGCATTTTTACAGACGCTTGCATAGTTTTACCGGATTCAATAGCATCCTTAACCTCTTTACCTACTATATTGTCTTTATGAACCTTGTATATCAATGCTTCCGTATTACCACCGTAATCTTTTCCTAAAGCCTTAAATGGAACTTCTGCAACAAATATTTCAACATCTTCTGGGTAAGCTATAGTTGTTTTAATACTTAATACGTGTGTATCTACTAAGTAGTTTTTACCACTTTGCTCTTTAGCTGTCTTATTCCAAATACCATCATCATGTAAATCATTATGGCTATCTAAAACTTTAGTAGTGTTAACAACGAAATAATAGTAGTTGTCATCTTTAAATAAGTCTTTACTTGCGCTATTATGTAACGCTTTTAATTTAACTTGACTATTAGAAACTACTTGCTTACTATTCTCAGGGTTTAACGGATCATAACCAGTGTATATAGCTTTTTTCTTTATACCTAGTATTTTATCCTTATTAGCCTTTAAATCTGCAAATAACTCTTCTTTAGTCTCGTATGACTTATTTAATTCTTTACAAACTATCATTTTAATACGGTTTTATTGCCTTTAAGTACTCTTAATTTTTCCTCAATAGCATCGTTTAACTCTCTATTCTTACAACCGTTTAAGCAATCACACTCTTCACAATTGTTTTTAAGCAATTTCTCTTCCATTGCTTTTACTCTAGCCTTTAGATTACTGCTCATTTTTACTTATTTTTAAATCGTCAATACCAAGCATAGCAACCGCACTTTCAAACGTTGCGCCCGAATCAACTAATAATTTTATCGTTTCTGCTTGCTTTTTAATAAACTCAACCTTTTCTAATTCAACATACTTCATAGCGGGTAAGTGATTAAACGTAAGTCTAACCTCTTTACCTTGCTCTAAATAGTTATATGCGTTAGTTAGTGTACCTGCTACATCGTTAGCTTCTGACTGTATTGTATTTTGAATCCACGCAGGAATTGAAACCTTTTGATTTTCGTAAGTACTTTGACCCTCAGCGTACCAGTTTATAATTTCCTTATTAATACCTAATACACTAAATATTTTTGTAGCTTCTGCATTAACTTGGTCGTCATACATCAACTGATTAAAGTTTTGAGCTAACGATTTTAAATCAATATCTGCACCACTAGGAATAATGCCATTCTTATGAAATGCCTGCGCTATTTCTTCCCTTTCTCCTGGCCTAAACGGAACAGAAGAGCTTTGCATTTGATTCTTATTAGACGCTAAGAACTTTGCGCTAAACTTTAAATTGATATTTTTAGCTCTTTGTGCTTCCTCAATGTTATTTATAGCAGGTATAACCGAATGCAAACGACTTTGCGAACGAAACGCATTGCTATCTGTCATTCCATTAGCTATATCGTAAAAGAACTCTAAATCTGATATTTTAATAGGGTAAGTTTTACCACCTATGGTATATTTAATTTCTCTACCTAATAACTTTTCATAGTCACCATCAGAAATTATCATTTTATCAACCTTATTCACATCTTGCCAATTAATACAAGACGGAATAAGATTATATAAATATTTAATATTGTTTATATCGTTTACATCGCCATTATCTCTAATCCTAATAGAACGCATAACGTTTGTGCCTAACAATTTAAACCAGTATAACTGCTTTAAGAAGTCTCTTTGTGATTGAAACGGGTTAGGATTTTTAAGAAGTTTAATTAAGGGGTCGTCTGGTAGCTCTTTATCTGTGTTTAAATCAATTACAGATACTTTCGCTTGACTATGTACAGAAGTTAAGACGTTTACACCAGTATATAACGCTACGTTAGTAAGAGACTTATTTAATAAATCTGCTGTCTCACTAAAATTGTCTGAACCGCCAAACATGTACGACCAGTTACCTGATGCATCACGCTCGACGGTTGGTTTGTTGCCGAATAAATTACCAAATAGTCCTATTGCGTATCATGGTCGAACGCCTTAGAATTAAATGTGTACAATGATTTTACCACTATTTTTGTTTCTTTATTAGGTCTTATAATATTGTAATGACCGCATTTGCAAAGTATATCAGCATATTTAATATAACCTAGATGCCTATTGCATGCTTTACAGTTTTGCTCCATACAAAAATTATTTAATATAAGCAAAGATAGTGATTATTTTTTATTTAGACTGAATAAAAATAATATATTTTAAAAATAATTTGGTTTTTTGTTATAAAATGGTTATGAATTGATGTTTTTAATCTTCAATTTCTGCAAATTCACAATAAGCTTTATCATCGAAATACTTATTATCTAATAAACAAGCTCCGCAAGTGTTTTTATTAGAGCATAAATAAAGTCTATCATCATACTCACCATCAGAATCACCCTCATGATATGATGAATATTTACAATCCCAATAGTTTATGTTTAATCCCTTAGTCATTTTTTATATTTTTTTACTTATAAACCTACCTATAATTCTTAGTAATTTATCATTGCATTTACCACAAAGCTTATATTCTTCATTTACACTGCAATTTAATATCATTTTTTGAGAAGTACTATCTTTATTAACTGCGGGGTGGTTATATTTATAATCATCACTAAATACTTTGTTTTCTATTTGACAATCAGATTTCAATTCCATTTTAAAACCTACAAACCTTTCATACCAAACATCGTGTATATTAGAACCGCATTTATTACATTCACCTATCACTTTATTCATTTTTATAAATCTTTTTTAGTTATTCGATCTTCGTTCCATATTCTTAAAAGATACTCTTTATCTGTTATTTTATTTCCGTATAAATCAGCGTACCCTTTATTCGGGTTAATTAAATAATTTTCGTAGAACTTCTCAAATAATTCCTTTGCTTTTTCTTTTGGTGTTATTTGTTCCATATATCAGTATTTTTAAATTTAATATTTACAATTATAAACATACAGGAAAAGATAATTATAATAACAGAATGACTTTGACTCAACCCTTTAAACAACTCATCACTAATAATCATAAGTCCTACGTGAGCAAGTATACAAAGTATTGAAAATAACACCAGTAATATAATGTTATAAGTTATGTTATAAGCCAATCTATTTACTTCTATTAATCCGAATAATAATATTTTGTTTTTCATAATTCTTTATTTAAACATTCTGATATTTTATCATACCTTAATTGTTTTTCATTTTCGTAATAATTTATTAAGAACTCCTTTAAAGGTTCTTTTAATCCTTTCCATATTTGTAAATCTAATTGTTTACCTGAACCATTCCAAAGATTTAAAGAAGCCATTGGAAATTCACTTAACATATTTACAACTTCTATATTTCTATTTATAGATTCTAATTCGTTAGATAAAAAAACTATATCTTTTGATTTATCATTTTTCATAATTCGTTACTTATTTTGTTTAGTAATTCTATTTCTTTATTAGTGAATTTAACATTACTTGAACCCTTATTAATTGAGTTAATAAGGGTAACACCCTCTTGTTTTAATACAACCCGCATGTACTTCTTTAAAGTATTTAAATCAACCTTATGCTCATTAACGTATCTTTTATATCCATCTTCATAACTTAACGATTCATTTGTTCTTATATCAAAATAACTTTTATTTGAGTATAAGTAATTCTTTCTTCTGTATTTTATAAAATCCATAATTAAAGCCATTTTTTTAAAAATTCAATTTGTTTCTTGTTTAATATATGAGAAGCGTAACCGTCATCTTCTTCGATGTTTTTTAAGTCGTCTTTTGTAATCATAATTCTTTATTTTAAGTTTTTAATTAACTGCAAATTACTACATTACTATCAATTCACAAAATAAATTAACACATTTAATTTAAAATATTATTTGCTTTTTAAACATTATTGCTTTAATATTGTTTAAGTTTAATTAACTAAATATATAAATGAAAGCATACAAAGACGAAAACGGAACTTACAGAACATTAGACGGTATTAAAATAGTACCTTGCTACTCCTTAAAGCGTGGTGAACATGTTATAATGACTAATATTGATGATTTAGAATTAGTTAAAATGAGTGAATTATGATAAATAAAGATAAATACGCGTTCATACCTTTAGAAGAGTATTAGGATTTAAAAACATTTAAAGAACAATTTAATGAAGGTGGTTTATTCTTCTTGAATAAAGAAATAGGTGAGGCTTATTTAACTAATGATGAGTCTATTAAGATTATTAGCCACAAACTAAACGAAACACTGCTTGATAACATAATTCTAAACAGAAGCTTAGAAGATTGTAAAGCAAAACTAAAAGAACTAAGAAAAATAAGAAAAGGAAACATACTAACCTATTTAAAATGGAGATATGCTAGGTAATATGAAAAACAACCTACTACCTAACCCAAACCAAAAACACGTAAGACGTAAAGATTTAAAATTAATAACTAAAATGAAATTAAGTAAAGCACAAGAATTAGCGGAGCAAGCAATATATGATTACACAAGCTCTAGTAAATGGCAACAAGTTAAGTATATGAAGTGGACAACATCAGAAATGCAAGATGTAATAGCGAAAGCTTTAATAAAACATAACCATGATTAACATTGAAATAACATTAGGTATTTTATTTATAATCGCAATGGCAGTTTATTTATTAATTGACTGTATTGTGTGTTATGTAAAGACTAAAAATAAAATAGATAAGCTATGAATACAGTAGATGAATTAAAACTAATAATGTTTAAGCATAGAAAAAATATAGAGGATTTAATATCTTTAAAAGCTGTTACGGGTTTTAAAGATAATGAATTAGATAATCTATTAACCGCTATGGATTCTATAAATATAAAAGATTTAGATACTATTATTAAATGTGTTCAAGTTGGTGTAATTACAACTAACGACTTAAAAGAATTAATTAAACAATACAAACAACTATATGAATAGAAAGAAACGTACATTACAGTACATAAGAAACAAGAACGCTTTAAGATTAAGACGTGAGCATAGATTTTATTTTAAAATATCTAATTTAATGATTAAAGATGTTGATTACTTTAAATATTTTATAGATAAGTCAGTTAAAAATAAATTAAATATATTAAATAATAGATATAAAGTTAATTACAAATATGAATTAGTTGACAAAATAATAGGAAATCAAGATGATGATTTTTTAAAAGAATTGCAAACAATATTAATAGTATTTAAAAGATTATAATATGCCATACGCAATAATAGAGAGTAGTGCCCAAGAAGTTACAAGGTATCTAAACGACTACGAAACAGAATACAACTACATGGAAATAATTAATTACGCTCCTACAGAAGAATATCATAACTGTTTAATATTTATTTCTAATGATATAAATGTTACATATTTGGGAACTAATTTGGATGATGATGAAGATTAATTTTAATTATTTATTATATTTATTTGTATAATCGAATATGTTGTTGTATCTTTGAAGTGTAATTAATAACAAAATAAAACAAATATTATGACGACTTACAAAACAACATTCACAAACGGTAAAACAACTAAAGTAGAAAAAAGAGGAAATAGATTTTTTTACAGAAACAGTTTAGGTAGAATGATACCAATAGCAAAAAAAGATGTAGAGGTATGTTAAAAATACAAAAATACAAAGCAACAATAGCCAACAGTAAAAAAGAAGTTGTTGGCTATATTTCTGAAATTAGGGAATATTTAGGTAATGGAAGTTATGGAAGTGGAACAGATTATTTAATTAGTGTTACTGAAAAATCTATGCCCAATGGTGAATATGGAACTTTTAAAGTAATAAAGGATAGTATTAAAAAGGTTGATGATGATAAATACACTCCTAATTGGGCTTTGTATGAAGATGAAAACGGTAATGTAATTGAATATAAGAAAGATGAAAAATAAAACAATAATAATGTATAGAACTGCTTTAATGGCTCAATACAAAAGAGACAATACAGATAGTTATTTACTTAAATCTAGTTGTAACGATTTAATAAGCAACTTTAATAAAGGTGAACATATAATAGATAAAGACAACGAACAAAATAACTATTCTATTCTGTAATTATGAAATCGAATAAAATATATCTATCAAGATTAAAACGCAACTTTAAGGATAAAGTTATTACCCCTATTGAATCAAATACATCTTATGATAGTTGTGGTTGTAAATATTACGATGGTATTGATTTTAAAGTTAAAACTTTTGAATGTGATTATCATGAAGATAAAAGAATGAGGAATGAATTTGATAAACATGTTAAATTTTGGACTTCAAACGATATTGATTACGATAAAGATATTAAATTAGGTACTACAAATGATGGTGAGGATTATTCTGAATGCGTCAAAGAATGGTCTGAAAGGGTTAAGTATATTAATGAATATGAAAAATCTTTTAAATTTATAGATAAAATGTTTTCAAAAATATCAAAACTATTTAAAGCTCTATTCTAAGAAATGCACACAGCCACGAAATAACATACCTTGTAGGGTCAATTAAATCATCATCACGTTTAATTGGCTCTTCTGTTATTAAACCATATCTATCTGTATTCCATTCGTAGTTCATAAACTCATTATGGAAGTTAATAGATGTATCTGTGTACTTTATATTAGCTCTTTGCATGTTAGATATACCACTAAATACACTACCTTTAGGTTTATGTGCAGGAGTAACGTTGTAGCCCGCATTAGCCATTTCCATAATCTTATCAGGTTTAGCACTATCACAAACACACATTTTTCTTTTATCTATTCCTAAACGCTTCATGTGCCACGTAACAACGCCTAAGCCTTGCATTTGTAATTCGTTTTGGTAATCATGTCCGTATAACTTTATTAACTCCGCTATTAAATCGTTTTCACTCTTATATGATAATTCATTAACGTAAAAAGTACCATCATAATATTTAACTTCTACAATTCCCATAGGGTGAACCATTCCCCAATCGACACCGTAATAAATATCTGAATCAATAAGCATAAACTCGTGTAGAGTTATCTTTTGCCAATTCTTAAATACTTTGTTTGGCTTTTCTGCCTGTTTACCTAGTGCATACACATCATGCATGTATGGGTCAGCAGTTCCGTTTTCTACGTTAACGGGGTTGTTAGGGTCATAACCTAATATTGTTAACTTTTGTTCAGGAGGGCAAAAAGGATTATTTATAAATGTAGAATGTATAGTTATGCATCTAGGATGGTTCTTTAATATATCCGCCCAGTGTTTCTGCTTAGGGTTTAAATCTAATATAACCTGTTCAGAACGCATACTAATCTGGTTAAAAGCTTCTTTTGTTACTTTGTATGGTTCATTTAACCACGCTATATCTTGTGTTACACCATGCGCATTAGTTGCATCTGCTTGATGAGGTTCTATTATACTACCGTCACCAACATAAATTGGTGTTGTATGTTTGGTAAAAGATAAATTTCTACCAGATAATACTGATATCTTCCTAAAATCTTTCCATATTGTTGTAGCTAATGATTCTTTCGTATCACGCCATACAGTCACCCTAGTGTTAGGATTGTTCTCACAATATCTTAATATCCACTCTTCAATACTAAATGATTTAGAGCTTCTACTACTACCCTCATGCATAATATATTTATACCTAGGAAAAGAGTACTCACCATCTTCATAAAAATACTTAATATTACTATCTACTTTAAACGACAAAAAACCCTTCTTAAGTTCGTAAATTTTCTTACTTACCTTAATGGGTTTAATATCCTTTAATTTATCACCGCTATACTCTAACAGTGTTTGTGTTCCATCTTCATTTTGCCTGAATAACTTTATGCGTAATCCTGCATAGTAGTCTTGCTTAACAAAGACTTCTGTAATACCGTATTTTTCGTTCACTTTTTATTTAAATAATTCGTTTTTTCAATCTCCATATACCTAAAGGAGTTTTAAAACCCCATTTTAACCCTCTTTTTCTTCTACCACCTACACAGTTATGAGGTGTTTTTCTTATGAATTTATCTCTACCGCATAACAAACATGTTAACTTTTGATTCTCGTTAATTATTAGATTACTTTTCATTATTTTTATTAATTATATTTAAAACCTTTCGTAATTAATCCAATTTTGAGCTATTTGTCGTCTTTCTATTTTAGTATAAGTATTCATTGCTATTTTTTCATTATCTAAATATTTATAAAACCACATTTGCTCTAATGTTGTCATATAAATACCATAAACATCAACTTGATTCATAATTATTGTAATAATAATATTTTTTATCACTTAACTCACAGTACCCCTGAATAGGATTTAAACCCATCATTTTAGCAATAGACAAATTACCTGTTAAATAGGTGGTTTCTTTTTCTGTTTCAATCATTTGTTTTAATTTTCTGTAAAATCAATTAATAGTTCACTTCTTTTTCTAAGAACATTAGTACGTAATGCTAAAATTTCATCTTCTAACCACTTAACATAATGGTCTGTATATTTTCCACTACCTTTATAATTACCGTACTCCTTGTAATATTCTTTTTGAAGTTTACACCTTTTACTCATTAAATTTAATTTATATAAATTGTTTGTTTACTGCAATTAAATCATCTGGTATTTTAGGATAATCTTTATAAACCCAATGCTCCGACCCATCGTACTCAAATCTCTCTAACCAAGCACCATCCTCTAACCAAACTAAACCAAATAATTCTTGACCTCCATAACCACTATCGTAGTTGAAATCTAAATTATTTAAAAATACAATCCAATCATTCTCAATGTGATTCACCTTTAATGTTATTTCCTTTCTATCATCTTCTTCATCCCATATATTACCGTTAAATATTTTAGCACATTTAATTTTTGGCTTATCTTTTAACTTGCTTAACAATTCCTCTTTTGCGTTCATGTTTGTGTTTATTTACTCTGGTTTTAATTCGTTCTTTAAATCCTCATAACTCTTACCGTCTGTTAATACAAGTGGAATGCTATTTACTTTATCACCGTTAGTTGTATGATCTATCCTTAACGCTGAATCATATCCAAACATCTTATTTAAAATCTCAATAGCTTTTATCTTATCATGCAACTTAAACTTAACAACCTTTTCAACCTTACCGTTAAATTCTTTCTCTGTATAAACTATCTCAGATAATGCCGATTTTTGCTCATGTGTTAGATTATCAAATTCAACCTCTGTCATCCATCCTTTTTTAAAATCTGACATATTAGCCTTAGCAATATTTTTAAGCTCTAAGGCGTTACCTAACGCGCTAATACCTGCTAGTTTCGCTATATCCTTTTGTATATGTTCGATATAGTCCTTAATATTAGGTTTTCTTAGGAGGTCGCTTGCACTAGACATTGCGGACTCATAACTAGAATTAGGGTAAGCTTTTAAATAAGATTGCGTACCATTCCACTCTATAACATAGTTTTCACAAAAGACTCTATGCTCTGGTTTCATATCACTAAAATCATATTCTTCACTCATAACTAATACTTATAAATTTGTACTTTCAATCCTTTACTTTTCTTTAACCCAACTTATATCACAATACCAGAACCATACACCAAGAAATATACTTTTTTCTGTCCTATTCTCGTATATTACATTATCTATATTAATTATAGGAAGTAAGTTAAAAGACCATCCATTACCTTTCTCTAAAGTATTATAAAAATTAACTTCTATCATAACCTACTCTTTAATAAAATACAAAGACTTACTTAATTCAATTAATTTAAACCATAGTGTAGTTGTATCGGGTTCTTCAATAACTACTTCTTTTTCTTCTGTAGTTTCTTCACTTGCTTTTAAATAAGAGTCTTCATATGCAATTGATTGAGTCTCGTTGTTAGCGTGTATTGGCTCTTCTCTCCACATTTGACCTATACAAGTTAATGAAGTTAATAATACTAATGTTAATACTGCTGTTTTTCTCATAATTTTTAATTTAATTGTTATTGTCTTCTATTGTTTTTAATAATTCCCTAAAGCATCCATCTATTTCAACCATTTTATTGTGATCTATATGCATTACTTCTTCTGGTCGTATTATATTGTTTGTTTTAGGTCTATGTATTAAGTTATTTATTTTAGATATAATACTCATTTATTATTTATTTGCTTTTTCCATCATATCACGAATTTTAATATTAAAATCGCTTTTACTTTCTTGTTTCTTTTCTTCTAGTAAACTCTTATACAATACATACCATAAACCCCATATAAATAGTATTGCGTTTAATATAAAAGGGCTTATTATTATAAACCAGTTCCAATCTATTACATTAGTTAGCTTTAATATAATAAATATTATTGTTAGTAAGTTAAGTGTATTTAGCTTCATTACTCTGCTATGTATATTTCTGTAGGTCTATTAAATGTGTTAACGCTACTATCACTATAAGAAGTTTCTGTAACATCTTGAATATTTGGTCTTTCATTACACTTAACAGCATAATGTATTTGACAACCCGCTACTACCATTCCGTTTTTTTCGCTTCCGATATAAGCATACCAATTAGAGCTGTTTCTATTTGTCTTTATATTTAAAAAAGAATCTTCCATTATTTGAATCTCACCCCATACGCTACGATATTTCAGTCCATCAGGAGCGTAAAACCAGTTATCTGTTGTTATTAAATATTTGCCTTGCATAGTTATTTATTTTTTTTAATTACAATCTATTAAAAGATATTGTTTTTGCTTCTAAATCCATTTCAAAAGAGTATAAAAGTAAAGCTTCACACTCTATTAAGTTAACTTTATTAAAATGTTCTGAATATCCGTAAATCATTAAATTAACACCAAAATTATTAATATCATCAGTGATATGACATAAGTAAAAATTAGAATGAAGTAACTTTAGTTCTGCTAAACTCATGTTATAATAAAACTCCTTAGTAATACTTAACGCGCCTTTTCTATTTTCTAAATGTATATTCATTACTTATGGTATTTTGATTTAGTTACATCAGCTAATTTATAAGAATCTAAAGACCTACTGTAATTACCTAATATTGAGTTTTTATTAAAAGATTTATCTTTAGAATCAATTAACTTTATTTCTTTATCTAACTCTATTATACTACTTAATAACTTATCATCATCTATACCGTTTAAATAGTTTTGACAGTATTGGTTTCTTAGATGGTTTAGTTTCTGTTGTTTTTCTTTATAGTCACTCATTTAGTTTGTTTTTTAACCTAACTATTTCGCTTTCTATAGCTTCTAGTTCTATTTGTTTATATGAGCGTTTAAGCTTTAATTTCTTTATCTTATCTTGAATATTTCTATCTGTTTTAATTACATAAACAGGTTTAATATTTACAAGTATTTCGTTTCCAGTACTATCCACTTTAGTTAACCATTCCATAAGATAAGTTTTATTATTGTAAATATACAAAAATTTTACTTAAAAACAACGATTTTCTAGTTTTAATTACTTATATTTGCTATGAAGATTGGTTAACTTCGGACATAGTTTTTTTAATTTGTTTTTTGATTTGTTTCCCTCCTTGATTAATTTCTTGGAGGGTTTTTTATTTACCACTGTCTATCTAACCATTCATCATTAGACTCATTATCTTTAGTAAATAAGTTTAATAATATTAATGGTATTAAAAAACTTAATATTAAAAGTGCTATATACATCATAATATATATTTTTTAGCTGATAAACAATTATATTTATTAATATCCTTTTCTGTTATAAATTTTTCAAAAGGCTTATTAAATAACCTACCACATTTTATACACCAAGTAACACCAAAATTATCATCTCTTCTTTTACACCTGTTATTCTTACATGATCTATCTATTTTAATCATAATTTATTTTTTACTTATTACCATTCACGGTGACTTTCATAATCTATTAACTTTTCACCATCACTAATATAAGACTTACCTAAATACCTAGACTCAAAATAACCTGTAATCATCCACCATTCAGTAGTATCTTCATCATCACTTATACCTAAAATTAAATCTTTACCAAATCCAACATAGTAGTTGTAATTATAACAGCTTATATCCGGTAAGTGTTTAAACTGTTTCATATCTAAACCATTAACGTATTTTTCTAAACTCATAATTCAAAATATTCTAAGTTATTATCTTCTATTGTTATATTATATTCTACACCCTCAGCATAAGCTCTTACATCATCAAATTTTAAATCACCGTAGTAACAGTTATGTACATCTATTTTATTAGCGTGTGAATGTATGCAATTTGCTTTTACTGTTTTCATATTTCTTTATTTAGTTCTAGTCCGTATGATGTTAAATCCTCTATAGTTCTATAACTCGTAAAATCACACCTTAACAATTTTCTATCTTTTAAGTAAACAAAGTTTAATTGCATTTCTTCATTTTCTATAAAACACAATTCGTTATTTTCTATCTCTAATTTAAAACCCTTAAATAAAACACGTTCTTTTGCTTGTTGGTATTCATCCATTAAAGCGCCTTCATATTGCTCATTACCATGTAATCCCTGTAAAGGCTCTTCCAACACATTACCATCTAAATCACAAGGAATAAACATTCCTAAAGTTGGTTTTTGTTGTAATAACTTTGCGTATTTTAATATATTATAGTATCTATTAGCTCTTTCTGAATTTTGATGATTAATAGATTGAACTTCCATGAATTTTTTTAAATCTGACTGAATAACGTAGTCACTTAGTTTAATTAATTTTTTCATTTGTTTGTTTTTATAACGGGTAGTAATTTACCCTTAATTAGTTAGTTTTGGGAATTATATTGCACTTAATATTCCTTTTATTAAATATCCTAATACTACTAATACAGATATACGTGCTACACATACATAAGCTAATTTTGTTTGTTTTATTGTCATTGCCCTTAGTTTTTAATTGTTATTGTTTTTATACACTTCAAAGATACATATAAAACTAATACAATACAACTATTTGTATTTTAATCAACGAAATACACTAAATTTTAACATTTAAACTATTATACTCTTCATTAGCTTTTAATATTTCTTCTTTGCAATCACCGTTAATATTAAAATCAACCTCTAACGCATTGCATATTTTTACAAATGTTTTAAATGTAAAATCGTAATTCAAACTAAACACATTGCTTATTTGTGCAGAAGTTAAACCAGTTGCATCAGATAACTTTTTTTGATGCCCTCTACCGTTATACTTTTTAATTGATATTTCTTTTAGTAGTAGTATTATTTTATTTTCGATCATGTTTTTTTTATTTAAGTAATTTATTTAATTCGTTTTTGTAATCCTGTATCTTTATTTTATCGCTTTCATCTTGCCCCTTATCTCTTAACTTGTATTTTAAGATATTGCCTTTTAAAAATCCTTTGTATTCATCTTCTGTTAAGGTGTTTTTAATTATATCTATAGTTTCAAAGTCATTCCATAACTCATAATGTTTAGCGTTTGGGTTTTTCACTTTGTTATCTATAGTGTTTTTTACTTCTTCTTTGTATTCTACTATTTCAGCGAATTTGCAACTATCTGGTATATATATACACGCATAATCATTTGTTTTATCGTAATCGTAATAATCACCAATATAGTATTCATCATCAAATATAATTCCATCAACACTATTTATATCAAATATCAAATCTTCATCATACAAACACCTAACCTTTTTAGCGTTTTTAAAATACTCTTTTACTTCTTCTAATGTTTTCATAATTTTTTATTTATTTATTTTTCGTCACCTACATACTTAATAGCTAAAGGTAAGTTAATCATTTGTTCTAGTACATGTAAAGGGTATTCCTCATTTAAAGCCCTATCAGTGTACATTAATTCGTTTTGTTCGTTGTAAAGCTTTACATAAGTTATATCATATCTGTAAATATCGTGATAAATTGTGTCAGTTGTAAAACCTCTATTTACATACTCTAAATTAAACGTATATTCTTTACCGTTTATATCTAATTTCATATAAGATACTGGAACTATATCATCTTCAAATCTAGGAACTAAAGTATAAGACCTTTCGTATAGTTCTACTAGTTGTTCAGATTTTGGTACAGTTATTTTCATAGTTTATAGTGTTTATAAGGGTTTAATGTTGTATTTCAGTATAGTTTGCGTTATAAGCCATTTAAGAACTTACTATTTACATAAAAAGTTGCTTCAATGTACTCTATCAATATTTCTTCATCTTCACATTTCTCAATATCTAATATTTTAGTTTTATATCCTTTTGGTATTTTCCAATATCCTTTTTCCCATGCCCAAGATTCAGGCTGTATTTCTGTGTTCACTTCTACTTCTTGTCCTATTTGTAACATAATTTTTAATTTAAAAAACGGCTTATAGCAACGTATCTAATCTATTGCTATTACTCGCTTGGTTAATGTTTATTTTATTTCTGTTTACTTTATTTTAATCCGAAAACACTTGCATTTTTAAACGCAACATATCATATACAAATCACGTTGTAGTGTATTATAAACTATTTCTTTAAGGCTCTATCTGTGAAGTCTCGATCAACACGGTTTCCACATCGCCAACACTTTTTATTATCCATAGGTTTAGGACATTTACCATTATCATATCCACAACGCTCGCAAGGCTTATACCAAACGTCATAGTCACCTAATTTACGTTCGGGTTTAGTTTTTAACTTTTCCTTCGGTACTACAACACCGTATAACTTCAATTGCTCTTTTAGATATTCTTGCAAACCCCATCGTAAATTATTTTCAACATCTTTTCCTCTTGGATTATTACCATTCAATAACACGTCTTTTATAAATTTAATAGTTCTATCTTCTGTCATTTTTATTAAGTTTAGTTCATAATTTACGCAACTGAAAGTTATACTCAACGGTTATAGAGCATTTAAGTCTTTTATAATTAATTCACAGGCTTTTCCAAACCCCACAGCGAAACTATTTGCTTTCTCTTGTGCTATTTCATCGCTTCCGTATAGGTTTACAAAGTGTTTTTGTAGTTTTTGTAAGTTTTCACCAGAAAAACGCTCTATGACACCACCTATAAGTAATTCTTTCTGTTCCTTCTATTCTTGTTTATTGTATTCCGCAAACATTGTTTTATTTAATCGAAATACTCATAGCTAAACCGTTAGAAAAAATTGAAACGATTTCACAACACAGTATATGATTAATTTTCAACCTTACTGGCGTACCATTTTTGCCATATTTTCATTTTCTTTTTATAATCTCATCCCAAGGATAGTACCTACTTGTATTGCTTCTTGGGTCATATAAACTTGGTTATTAAAGTTATTTTTCATATTTCATCTTATCTTATTTTAATCGGTTAAAAACTAATCATATACTTATTTTACCCCATCAACTCAACAAGCAATTCCTGCTCTGCGTTTCTTTTACTACCTATTACCCACATATACCACTTTCCATTTATGTAATACGTTATTTACAAGTTTCTTTACTTTCGTGTTGTTTTTGATACTCTAAGAATCTACATAAGGCTTGTTCATATCTTATTTTAGCAGTGCTATTTGCAAATGAGGTCGGTGATAAATCGAAAAAATGGGCTAGTTTACTATTGTCTAGATCAAATTCTTTTTTTAGTTGTTTAATTGTCATTATTTTCTAATCTTTCTAATTCAGCTATTTGTCTTTTTAAATCTTCTAATTTCTGTTTTCTTTTTTTTGAATAATTACTACTACCTAAACCCTGTGTAAATCCTTTACTTTCTATAACGTATTGCTTTTTCATAATTTATATATTTAATTAATTTCGTCACACAAATATAAGTATAAACTTATTAATAAACAACTAAAAAAATAATTAATTTAAGTATTTTATTAAATTTCTATATATTTAATAAGCTACATTTAAACGTTTAACAGATTTTATCATTACCTCAGCTCTTTCTTTAAATACTTTAAACTGTTCGGGGGTTAGGTCTTTTATTTCTTGTAAAAATGGGTTGTCATCCATTTCGTCATTTTCTTTTTGAATTAAGGAACGTCTTAAATTCATTATCTCATAACGCATATCAAGTACTTTTAAATGTAATTCTCTTTTGTTGTCAGATTTAGCGTCTTTAAAAATAATTAATTCAGCTGTTTTAGAAATATTTAAATAAGTTTTAAAATAAAAATCATCAGGTTTTACATCTATATCAAAATTATTTAAAGCATTTAGTACCGTAGCATGATCTCTTTTTCCCAAAAAATCACCTAATCTATGTAATGAAACTCTTTTATTTAACAAACCTCTAGCTACCGAAAAAAATATAATTCTACCTATTACGTAATCTCTTTTCCTAGTCCTTTTTCTTATATCTATAGCTAATTTAGAACTAACTAACTCTTCTATTATTTCTAATTCTATCATTTGCTTTGTTTTTTAATCCATTTTTTATACAAAAACTTTACTAAGAAGTTACTATTAATAAAATCATTATATTTTCGGTTAATTCTTTTTTCGGTGTTAACCTTATCTTTAAGCCTATTTATACTAACCTCTAAATTATCAATCGTTTTTTGAGGTGTATTGATCTTTTTTAATAATTCTTTTTTCTTATGCTTAGGAAAACCTTTAGATTCTACCATTACTTTAGCTTGCCTAGATGTTGTATGGTAACCATCGCAATGATTGCATTTGTAATATCTTTCCAAGTCACTATGCTTATTAACTGCCCTTGTTGCAGATGCTTCACTAGCGTATCTATGCTTACCAGTTATCAAACATTTTTTAACTTTTGTTTTCATTTGTTTTGTTTTTGGTTTTTCAAATGTATTATATTTAATTATAATAAACAAATATTTATTTGAAATTATTTTTTTTATTTAAAGATATTATAGTTTGTTTTAAAATTTCCAAACATAATTCTTTAGGAACTTTGCTTCTTTCGTAGTTATCCTTAAGTCCTTGCGTCCCTGTTCTTGAACCCCTTGGAGCAGGTTCGTGATGACATTTAGTATTTCCATTAAAACACATGTCTTTAGGTTTCCACCCGTTAGGGTTAAACAAATCACGTATATTATTACTCCAGATATCTGTAGGTTTCATCCTTGTATCTCCGTAACTACAATAAGTAATAGTTGCTCTATCTAATCCTTTCATAAAAGGCATTTTTCTTAACATACCCCTTGGATTTTCTATATAATAAATACAATTCCATTTATTATACAATTCATTTAACTTAATGTTCATTCTGTCGCACTTTATAGCAAAGTCTGTTTTACCGCTAAAGTCAAAATGATTTCTATGATGTGATACTGAGGCTATAGAATACGTTGTGCATGGTCTACCGTCAATAACTACATCAGGAATCCAAGGTAACATTTTTTCTTCCAAAAACTCTATATCAATAACTAAATCAATTCCATTAAAAGGTTTTATATCTACAGAAAAAACTTCGTAACCTAGTTCTTTTGCTACATTACCCCAAGATTTAGAGCCCGCAAATAACTCAAGTAGTTTTAGCTTCATTTATTTGAAATTATTTTTAATTAGTATATTATATACGTGATCTAATGTTTTTTCAATAGCTTCATTTATGCTTTTTGAATCATGTTTATATTCTCCTGTATTCTTATTTTTTTTATAAACCACATTATATTCATCAGAAATAAAAACAGCAAATTTTCGTCTTTTATCAAAAACAGGATATATCTTAATTCCGTTTTTAAAAATTAATTTTAATTTATCGTTTACTGTTATTTCTTCTTTCATAGTTATATTTTAAAATGGCACTTCTTCTTCTAAATCTTCAATAGGTAGAAAAGCTTCTGACGGTGATTTTACAACCTTAACTTCTTCTGTATCGTATTTATCAACTTTAGCATCAGCATCATAACCAATTAAACTAAATAAAGGCTCTTCACTGCCTTTTACGTAATATCTACCGTTAACCTTTGAATAATTAAAACTTATCTTTTCACCTATTTTACCCTGAAAATTAAACTTAGTTTTCATATTATAAAAATCAGTACCCTCTTCAATTCCTGACTCTGGGTTTTCCCAATTTCTGTAAATAGTATATCCGTTATGCGTTTGGTTTCTAAAATCAGCAGAACCACTAACATCGTACAATGTGGCAACGTCATAAAGACCAGTATCTTTGTTTTTTTGCATTTTTGTAGGGTGTGCAACTAAAAATATAGCTACATTATTAGCTTGTGCAAAGTGCGTTAACTTTGTTAAAACTATATTTATTTGCTCTAGTTTATTTCCACTAGGTAAAATAACTTTATTAAAAGCATCTATAACAAAAATATTAATTCCAAAAGAATACATTTGTTCTTTGAATTTTTCTAAAAGCCAATCCCATGTTGGTAATTGGTCGCCATCAGCACCAGTTAAATATATTTTTTCGTTCGCCCATTCTTCATAACTATTAATTTCATCTCTTGTTATTCTTTTAACTCCATCAACATCTTTCCAGAAATTACGACCAATAACTTTTTCCATTAAATTAGTGTGGTATAATTCCATAGGACTATGCTCAGGACTAAACCAACTACCCTTTAAATCATAATCATTTAAAATGTTTAATACCAACCAATCTGAAAAGTTAGATTTACCATGTGACGGTACACCAGTAACAGTATTTAATTGATTCAATAAGAAACTATAAACTTCTTTAAAACCATCAAAGAAATAGCCTTTTGGTGCTAAAGTATCTGGCAATCCGTTATCGTATAAATCTAAAATACCACCTTTTACATCTGAAACTTTAAAAGTTCCACTTACGGGAAATTTTTGTATTTTCTTTACAGACTCATCTAAAACACCCGCTAATAAGTCCTCGTTAGCGTCTTTATTTTGCCACTCGATAAAATCACACCTGTAACGACCTAAACGATGTGCAATCTTTTCTTTTAATTCATTTCCTTTAGTGTCATTGTCTACAGCTATTATAAAGCGTTTTAAGCCACTTAAATATTTTTCTGATACTTTCCAGTACTCGTCGTTGTCATTCGCTCCATTTGGTACGCTAATTACGTTTTTAATACCTATTTCATGTAAAGCTAATACATCAAACTCTCCTTCAACGATATAAGCGGTGTCTTTTCCGATTATTGAGTTTATATTATAAAATATTGATCGTGTACCTGCGGACTGCGTAAAATTCTTTTGACTGTCTCTGTATTTTTTATTAACCAATACATCTTTTTCAAAATAATTAAAAACTATGTTATTTACGTTTTTACCTTTTTTTGGTTGGTAATACATTTCTTCTGTAATATTCAAAGCTTTTAATGTTGCTTGTGATATTCCTCTTGTATCTTCAATGTATTTAACCAAGTTATCAGATAATTCCGTGTAGTTCTTCCAAGTTTGTACAAACCGTCATTGTGATTTATTTGTAGGCTTTTATCTTTTTTATCAGACCTATCATAATCACAAGAGGGGCATCTTAATTTTTCCTTACCCGAACTTTTCCTAAACTCTAATTTATCCCATTCTAAAAAATTATTCATTACAATAAAATTCTTTGGTTAGTACTTTTTGTAGCTTCTATGCTTTTGCTTTTTTTATTCCAATTCCTAAAATGGCTTGAAAAGTCTTTTGGTGTTTTTGATGTGTCTGAATTTTGAATTAATTCACCGCAAAAAACATCTAACCTATATTTCAAATAATCTAAATCTTTAAATTTATTTTCTTTATTAGCTATTACTGCATTTAATAATTTATCATTTGATAAGTAATTTTCTTTTAAAACCTCAATTGGATAAATGATGTCATTTTCTAAAATTTTGTTGTCGTTGGTTTCTTCAACTTCATCTTCATCTTCTATTTCAGTTTCTACTTCTACTTCTACTTCTACTTTCCGAACCATAGAGTAATGATTTAAAAGGGTTTCGAATCCTTTCAAAGGGTTATCTTTAGATACAACTAACTTGCTGTCTTTTAGTGACTTAGGTAGGTTGTTGTAAATATCAATTGCAGATTTCTTCATATTGGTATTATATTTTTGATGTTTCATATAATTTACCAAAATAATATAATTTTCAATATATTTTACTTTGTCTATCCTTTCAAAGGCTTTTAAACCATTATCAACAACATCTATTTTTAATCCAGTTTCAAAAGAAATTTTTCTTTTCGACAACTCATAAACACCTAACATATTTGTCTTTTCATTCGTAAATAAATAAATAAATAGTAGTTTGTGTTCAGGTGTTAAACCCTCAACCCAAGTATCAGACCATAAAGCTGTATTTATACTTCTTAATTTACTCATTACTATATTTCTTTTGTATTATTAATAGATTCTATATTGTTTTTTAATTCACTTATATTAGACCTTAATACTTTAGATAGTTTTATAGCTGTTGAAACATCTAAGCTAATAATTGCAGGGTAATACTCGCCAGAATTAATAGATATAGTTATTTCGTCTTTAGCATTAATAAAACATTCAAGTTCATTTTCTTGTGTGTTTGTTTTTTCTGTACCTAAAAAGGATAATTTTATGTTTGCCATAATTTTAATGGTTTTAAGATTACCATAAACTATTAAATTAATAAACCCCTTATTTCATCTAGCACCATTGGAAGTGGTATGTAGGTCTCACGCTACGACTAGATGAAATAAAGGGTTACTCTATTTTTTTAATGTGAGACTATTTTAATTACAAGGTTTCCAAGCCTATGCAACAAAGATAATCTTTTTTAATTAAAAAACAAGGGTTTTTAAAATAAAGTTTGTTGTGATGTTTCTATTTCTATTCTTTGAATTGCTTTGTCATAATACTCCCTATCTAATTCACAAGCTGTTAGAGTAAGATTCATTTTTTCTATTTTATTTACACTGTCTAGGGCTATAGCTATGCTTCCAGAACCTAAATGAGTATCAAGTATTTTATACCCCTCTTTAGCGTATTTATTAAATAACCACTGGTATAATGACTCTGGTTTTTGAGTAGGGTGTATTCTTTGTTTTTGATTTGGACTTTTTTTAAAAATTCTCGTTCCTCCTGATCTAACCCATGCAAATTCCATTTCAGCAAAATCCCTGCCATACATTGTCTCCCCTTTATCCCATATTGAAAAATACTGACTAGGTGGTAGGTTAAAGTAATTACCTCCCCATATTATTTGGTTTCTAGAGACCCTAAATAACTCATTAAAGTAATCATCTTTAGGAATTAAATTATCCCAATTTTTATTTTTATCAGGAGAAACCGTTTTTCTACTTCCCATATTCATTTTCGTTACATTAATCCCATAAGGCGGGTCAACTATTGCAAGATCAAAATAATTATCTGGATAACGTGACATTAAATCCATATTATCCTCACATGTTATATTTATATATTCATTCATAATTTAATTTTTAATTATTTTTTTAATATTAGGTTTAAAGTAATTAGCCCCTTTTAAAACTTTTCCAATAGGTCTACTTTTATCTAAAACACCATTTAAGCCATTTATAATAGGTTTACCGTTTTCATCAAGTTTACTCATATTACTTTTGTGTATCTCGTTAAAAACCTCATCTATTTTATACTGCATACCATGTTCTAATATAGTACCATATAAAATATATAGCATATCACCAAGAGCATCAGCAACTTCAATCAAATCATTATTAACACATGCTGTTATATATTCTTCATTTTCCTCACTCATTAAATCAAACCTTAATAGTGCAGTTTTCTTATCTATCAACGTTGGTTTATACCTAACATTAGCACCGAATGCTTTTTGAAATTCTTCTACTTGTTTTAGTTTTTTATTCATTTTCGTATTTTTTAATTAATTCTTTTGCTTCATTTTGTATAGCGACTAATTCTGTTCTAGTCCATTTCTTAGTATAAACCTTTGATAACTCCGCACGCTTAATTAAAGCTTCTGTACGTTCTTTTCCTATTCTATTAGGTAAGTTCATTAAATAATTTTGTTCGTCACCCTCTTTAAATCTATTGGCGTAAATACTTTGAGAGTGTATATTATCAAAATCAAATCTTAAAGCCGAATATTGTTTTACAGAATAACAGTGTCCTGCATCAAAATCTTTTTGCCAAGGTATATTTTGACTAATACAAGGCTTATGCTTATCTCTTAACCTTACAGCTTTATTAACTAAAGTTTGTGTTTTTTTAAGATGATAACTAAGCTTGTCATTTTCTGTCTTTTCTTTTTCTGCTTTCTCTAATTCTCTACGGTCTTTTGTAGCTTTTAATGTTGCTTTTTCAAGTAATATTTTACCATAATCTGTATTTAAAATAAAATCGGCAAAACAAGATGTGCATAATCCGTACCTCCTAAATTTAACATCAGTCATTTTACCACAACCATTAAAAGATATTGCTTTACCTTGCCCTTTGCATTTTTTACTTTTTATCATAATACTAAATTTAAAACCCCTAAATTAATAGGGGTGTTGTTAGTTGTTTTTTAGAAAGGAAGTCCACTATCATTACTGTCATCAGTTGCTTGTGATATCGGTTCAACTGGTGGCGGTGTATTACTTGATTCTCCCACCTTTTCAATTCTCCAAGCACTTAAACTTGTGAAATACTTACCGTTCCATTCGTTAGTAGAAATATTAAATTTCACATTAATATCATCACCCTCTTTATGATATTTAGATAGGTTTTCTACTTTATCAGCTCCAAAAACTTCAAAACAAAATATTAATTCTTTACCCTCGTAACCATCGTTATTGGATATAATGAATTGTTGTTTTTTCCATTCATTACCAGTTGCTTTTGATGTTCCACTTTCTACTGGTAATAATTTTTTTAATTTACCTTTTACTTCTAAATCTTTACTCATTGTTTATATTTATTAATTATTCTAATTCTTTTCTTGGAAATTCAACTAAAACCCCTTTTTCGCCAAAAAACTTTATTATTACATCTGCTATTTCATTTATCATTTTAGTATCTAAACCTTTAGTACTTTCTAATTCAAATAATGATAATTGTATAGGTCTCCAAAAAAAATTCTTAACTTTTCGTTATCCATAGCCTTTTTAAACTTAGCTACTGCATTATCTCTGTCTTTTCTTTTTGCTAGTTCGTAAATCATTATTCTATATTAAATTCTTTAATTAATTTAATAAAACTTAAAGCCTTTTTTTTGTTAGAAACAGCGTAATCTAATGACCTTTTTGTTCTTATTTTAAAACTATTTAAAGCTAATTCTTTTGTTGGATATGCATATTTTTTTTTAGAATTTTTTAATATAAATTTCTCTTTATCTCCATATAAATGTATCCAATAACCGCATTTTGTTTTTCTTATCTCCTTAGATATCTCTAGTTCTATCTTATCTTTTTCATTAGAAAAAACACCGTAAGATCTTACGTATCTGTAGTGGTTTATTGAATTTTCTTCTTCCGTTGAATTTGTTTTTTTTAACATATAAATTATATTTTTGCTAGTTCATAAATCATTAAAAAGAAATTGCTAAACTTGATTT